GCCAGTGGGGTTGGGTTTTGTGTGAACTCCCTATTTGCTGATGTTGTTAAATTTTGATACTATATAGATTGTATTGATACCTGTATTAAAGTCCTAGTGGAATTCTACGAGATTGACTTAGGACCAACCAGGTACGGATGCGGCGGATTTCGGTGGCCAGTGGGGTTGGGTTTTGTGTGAACTCCCTATTTGCTGTTGTTGTTAAATTTTGATACCTATATAGATTGCATTGATACCTGTACTAAAGTCCTAGTAGATTTCTACGAGATTGCCCTAGGACAATCCAGGTACGGATGCGGCGGATTTCGGTGGCCAGTGGGGTTGGGTTTTGTGTGAACTCCCTATTTGCTGATGTTGTTAAATTTTGATACTATATAGATTGTATTGATACCTGTACTAAAGTCCTAGTAGATTTCTACGAGATTGCCCTAGGACCAACCAGGTACGGATGCGGCGGATTTCGGTGGCCAGTGGGGTTGGGTTTTGTGTGAACTCCCTATTTGCTGATGTTGTTAAATTTTGATACTATATAGATTGTATTGATACCTGTATTAAAGTCCTAGTGGAATTCTACGAGATTGATTTAGGACAATCCAAGTACGGATGCGGTAGAAATCACTGGCCAGTGGGGTTGGGTGTTGTGTGAACTCCCTATTTGCTGTTGTTGTTATATTTTGCATGCTATATAAACAGTGTTGATACCTCTATTGAAGTCTCTATTGAAGTCCTAGTGGAATTCTACGAGATTGCCCACATCAACCCCATCGTTTGTGAATGTTCAATCATATCAAAGTCGAATATTGCAATCGATGGAGTTTATAACCAAATACAAAGTTGGTCGCCATTATTATAGACTTCCAGCAGAACTACGAGAAAAGACATATGAAATGCTTATAGATGAAGGTTGGGACTACTGCTATGATCACCCAGAAGAGTACGAAACATGGGTGACAGGAAACCATTCGTATCCACTGGAAATATACATGGATGAAGTGAAAGCGGAAATCATTAAAACTAGCATAAACGATAAACGCAAACATCGTGGGTTACCAATTATTGACAAAGATTATATTGTTGGATCGAATGAGGACTGTGCTTATTGGACGGATTCAGACGATGACGATAACGACAATTTCATCAACTTGCATTTTGTTTAATAAATTGAGTTTCCAGTCGAATTCTACGGGGTTGTGACAGTCTGAGTTGTAGTCACGGTTGGAGTTTGAGTCGGTGTTGTCGTCGCAGTCGTCGTCTCGGTTGGTGTCGCGGGTGTCGCATTATCCAACATCGGTTTCTTCCAGTAAAATCGAATCATTAAATATATCATAGCGGATAGTGATATGGCAGTAAAAACACCAATGACTACATAAATGACTGTCTTATTCTTAGTATAAAACGATTTCTTTGGGTGTTGAGTTTGTTCATAAAATGATTGCTGTTGTGTTTCTTCGGGTGTTGTTGGTGGATTAGGCAAGGGCAGCACTGGGGGTGATGGAATATCGACTGGTTTTTTCGGCACAGCCGAATATGTCGTTCCCAGGATGGATAGGTTTAAAACATCTCCTACATTCGATTGAGTAAGTGATGTTCCAGTCAGCATTACAAAAGCTGCCGCCTTTGCAGTGGTTGGATAGGTTACAAATTTCGCGGTAGCAGCAGTGTTGTTGTAAACTGCGTAAACAAGATTAGATGAATTATCACAAAACATCCCGTAACTTTGTGTTTCATCTTTAACGCCAGTGGTGCTGTTGATACTGATATCTAGAGGAATATTGGCATTTGTACCAAATATGCCCTGAGCAGTACTTAATGTCATAATTGAAACACCTGATTTCAAATAGGGAGTTAATGCTGCTGTGGGCATTTGCGGTACCTTCAAAGAAACTATTTCTCCAGTGGTTGAAACCAATTCATTTTGTATATTCTGCACAAACAGCGCGGGAACCTTCAAAATGAATGAAGTGTATAATGGACTTGATGCGCCAATTGTAACTCTTCCTGCAGCGGTTATAGATTGATTAAAAGTGGGCATAGCATACGGGCCAAAATTTGTATTGTAAGCAGAAGTCGAAATGATTTCGGTCATGTTGTATGTGGGGTCTGAGAATATGAATGCAGTATTCGGAAATTGAGATGCATTAAACGCATAATTCCTATTTGTGATGGGCGATAGACTACCGTTTTCAATTTTACCAAGGTTTAAGCTCAAGTAGTTTCCAGTCGAATTCGTGGCAATGTAAAATGCACCATTATTTTGTGTGGGAGACGTTTCCATGTTTTCCCCCTCAGCAGCCAGAGATGCAAGTTTCGCATTAATTTGCTGATCTGTAGCAATCATGGTACCAGTCCAACCCGTGGAAAAGTATGGAATAAATGTTAATACTGTAGATGTGCCACCACAAAGCTCCTGTAGACTGCGATTCGTATTCACTCCATCAATAGTCAACAAATCCAAGTCGGTGGGCACTCTAGGAGTATTCAGGTTTTCTCTAAACGTAAACACACACCCAGTGCTGTCTGTCTTCATAATCGACATCATGTTTTTATCTGTGCGAGTATACTTGTCATTACCAGTTGTTGTCAACGTGCGGTCTCGCAGTGAAAAGAAGTACGTGCAAAAATAACTATTGAAATCAACTTGGAATACAGTGAACGCCGCTGTACCAGCCGAAATCAATGACTTGGAACTATCTGGTTTCCATTTCAAGAAATACAATGGTAACAACACACCTGCCGCAATAAGCAGAAAACTTGTCACAATCAAAATGATCAAATACATGTGTTTCATCGTTTATTGATTGTTACCGAAAAATAATATTTCCAGTGAATTAGTACAGGATAGTGATCACTCATGTCTGTGGTTCGTAGTTTGGGCATGGTGAATTGTCCAAGCATCCAGGTTGGAAACACCATGTGTCGATCTGCCTTCCAGGCCAGCACTTGCAGTTCCAGTCGTTTTGCTTTGGGATGATCTTTGGGAATAAATCCATAGTCGATGAGTTGGTCTGGGCAGCAAGGGCAAAATGTTGGTTCTACCGGCTTTTCGGCACAGACCATTTTACACATACTGTCCTTATTCGATTCAGAATCACATACGTTACAATAATACTGTTCGCCACAGTCGTTTTTACTCGCCGATCCATCATTTCCTCTCATAGCATTCATTTGGGATTGACTGAATTGTAACTTGCTGGTCACAGTCGGTAACTGTTCCACCATGCGTTTGAAAGTCTCGGGTGGATTGAAAAAATCAACATTCAAGTCGCCTACAATAATTATTGGGTTTTTATAGTCTTTTATCCAGTTCAGCACGGTTTGAAACTGTTGAATCCTAGTCGATTCTTCGCGGTCCCACGACTGTGGGTGTGTAGCTACGATAGAATACGACTTGAACTTGATCCATAACGCGCCCTTAGACGCCAGTCGTTCCTCACGAACCGCGTTTGTGTAGTGCATAAAGTCACTGGAAACGAATGGCTTTTTGGACATAAACACGATGCCACCCGAAACCACAGTAAACGCTTTTTTGGGAAGTCGAGTGAAATGAGGGAAATGAGGTTGAAGATGTTTGACCATGTATGCCAATGCGGCATTTTGAAACACTTCGCATAATACGATACAATCAAACTTGGCGCGCTCTTTGATGATTTTTTCGACAATAACCCTGGATCGAATATCTTGTCCATTGCGTGCGTACCATGTGCTGGCCATTTGCACGTTGTAGACGAGGATTTTCATTTATTCTATGCGAATTCTCGTAGAATTTCTACTGGAATTCTGGTATAATAAATGAGGGTCACCAATATTGAGCTTCCCGCGAATTGGGAGGTAGAACTAAATAAATGTCTCATGATAGAACATGTTAACCTCTATAGTCGTAGTAAACCAACAGAGGTAGTATCGGTAACCGAAGCCACAAAATTTCTTAATCAAATGTTTCCAAAGAGGATGGATGAAGTATACCCGATTCGCTCCGAAAGAACAAATCAACATTTCATTTTATACCAATATGGCCGTTCAGAAGCATATATCGAAGATACGTATATGGACGGGAAACCAAATCCTATGTATACAATTGACAATTACGCCAGCATTTATGATAAATAAATGCCGGCCATCGTCTATCATGTAGGTATTTTTGATAAACGGGATGAACCAGAGTATGTGAGGTACGTGATCAAATCTCAAATGACGATATTGAGCAAGTTCTGTAAATCGGCAGATATTTATCTGGGCATGCATGCGGATGAGGTGCAAATCGAAATGATCATGAATCTTGCCAAAGAGGCGGATCTTAAAATCAAAGATACAATGTCGTATCAGCATGATTTATGGGAAGTTCCCACGGTTGAGTGGTTGCAAAACGAGGTCGCAAAAAAGTACGCACCTGATGACTACATTTCCTACTTGCATCCCAAAGGAATCACTGGGCATGATGATAAAGCTCGTGATTATCTCATGGATCACTTGTTTGTTCCGTATGAAGATAATCTCAAATACTTGAAGGAAAATCCCAAGTTTAATGCCGCCGTTTGCTGTGCTCATATAAATACAAATCTCAAAGAAATTGGATTTCACTACTCTTTCTGGACTGCAAAAGTGAGTCATGTGTTGAGTATACCTGCACCCGAACGTGGTGATCAGCGTTGGGCAAGTGAACATTTTATGAAATTGAAATTAGGCAAGTTTCTTCCTGTCGATGGTCGAATATGTGTGTATCGGCCTGAAACCTTCCCTGCATCGGTAGTCAGCATTCCATCCCAGTACATGCACGGTGAAATCTACAGCCCATCCAGCACGCTGCGAGATGTTACACTACCGCTACAAAATGAATACAAAGTAGAGGGTGCAAAAATAGATAAACCGGTAGAACCGGAAATCAAAATTCAGCCCAAACAAGCACCTAAAAACAACCTCCATTTGATCTATGGTGTTCCATTGACGATTACAACACTGCTGCTCATAACGTTCTTTATCCTTTATTTGCGAAAGTAGTTATCACATGGTATTCACGACTGGATGTGCGGCAATAAATTGTTCTTCCATACCACAGCAGTTGCTTCCCATTTGCATGAAGAATGCGCCTGGATAGTTTGGCCAAGGACTCGGCGGCCAAGCCGTTCCATAACTGCTAATGCAGATCCAACAAGCTCCATTGTATGAGTTCGGATCTGGTTTTTGCCAGCCAATGACGTTGATTGCGTGATAACCTAGAATCACCGAATTTGCACTCGGCACATACACACTACAAACGTATTTTCCAGTCGCCTTGTCGAATGCTGTCGCACTGTATTGGTAGAGCAAATCGCTGTGCAGTTCGATAATAGTGACAATGGGTCCAAAACTGTAGATTTCAGTCATTGCTCCTTTGATTGCGTTGTTGTGTGCCTTGCTGCCAGCTGTGAATCCATTTCGAGGCGATATAGCTTGAATCGTAGTTGCAAACACTCGAGTATTAAAATCAGGTGCATCTTTGATCAAGCATGTACCCTTACTTGTCTGTTGATATGGATATACTTTAGCGTTCACGATTCCTACGGTGGCTGCAAAGTTCAATCCAACATCTATAGTTAATGGTTGACTGCACGGTAAATTCATACAATCCAGTGCTTGTTGTACACTTAACATTTCTGGTATATTTCCAGTTTGGATAGCCAAACGTGATGCTAACATACTATAGGAAGCAAACAGCGTACAACTCTGACAATTGCCCTGATCATTTATAGGGACGAGCTCACATGTCTTGAAGTAGTATGTTTTGGGTAACTTTTGTTTCGGCTGGAGTGTATGTGCGGGATAAATCTGCATATTAGAGGGTAACGCCTTTAAGCCCAATTTCCAACTACTGAATGTGGAACTAGGATCACTGGATGGTGTGTTTCCCAGTTTGAGCTGAACCCAGGTCGCGGTAGTGAATGGACTGGTAGAGGCAAAAGCGTGAGTGACGATAATATAATACACAATTAGCGCAATGCCTGTGAGGAACGCTGCACTACTCACAGCAATAATCACAATGTACAACGTTTCCATTTATTTGTTGAGTCACATTTAGAAATCTCCCTCGGTCGAAAACACGGCAGACGGCTTTACGGTCATGCCGCCCTGCAAGTACACATGATTGCGATGCTCAAAGAACGATACCTTGTCTTCTTGTCCAATGTTGTCCATCAAATCAATGAGTGAATTCTCACGGCTGATATTCTCGTACAATATCGAGCATCCCAGGCGCAATAGCAGGCGATTCGCGACTAGTTTGATGTAGTCACTCATGAGGTTCACGTTCATCCCAATCAGTGTGACTGGTATCGCCTCGGTCATAAATTCGATATCCAGCGCCACCACCTCTTGCACCATTTGATGTACCAGCTCCTGCGGACACTTTTTCAACAGCTTGTTGTACAGCATGATTCCATGTGATTCATGTGCTCCTTCATCCGCAGAAATCAGTCGATTCGCCTGGGATACGCCTGGAAGCACCTTGCGCTTCTTGAACCAAAAGATGGCGGCAAACTTGTCGCTGAATATCAATCCTTCGTACAGGATAAAGGCCAGAATGCGTACTCGGAACGGATGGCGATTATCCATCCACTGTACCGCCCAGTCCACAAGTTTCTTCACCGCGGGTATTTCAGTAACGGCCTTGAATAACCGATCCTGTTCGACTGGTTCTTTGACCAATGCTTGCAACATCAGCGAGTAAGTAATGCTGTGTTCAGCCTCGTTATTGGCTTGAAACGCGAAAAACAATCGTGCCTCAGGGATTTGCACTTCTTTAGAGAAGTTGACATCCAAGTTTTCCATGACCAATCCATCCGAACTCGCAAAGAATGCGGTGATCATCTTGATGAAATGCCGTTCGTTATCATTGAGCTTTTGCTGCATGTCAATCACGTCCTGAGAAAAGTCGATTTCGTCGGCGACCCAGTTGTGTTTTTTGATGTCTTGCAGTAGTCTGATAATGTCGTTATGTTCTTCATTGGGAATCCACACGAATCGATATGGGTTGGGTTTGAGAATCGGCTCTAGAATGTCCATTTACTTTATATAGAAAATGAGTATTCCCAGTTTGCCAATTCCTTCAAATCCAACGGAAAGTTTACTGTCTACTTTGAATGGCAAGATGGATATGCTGAACAGTATTGCTACTGCCGTGCAAGAAAACATTAGTACGACTGGTGGATTATTGAACGGTTTATTGAAGGACTTTATAAAAGATCTTCCCATCATTACCCATGAAATTCAGAGATTGAAAGGGATTGAACGAAGCATATTCAACTTGGTTTTGATGGTGTCCATAACGCTGGCCATTGCAGTCTTTGCGTTGATTTTCTACATTTATAGTCGAGTGAATGGAATATTAAATAAGACTTAAACTTGTCCTTGTCGGTTGAACGCTGGTGGCTGCCCAGCCGGTCCAATATCATGTTCATATGGTGAATTGCTAGACCCAGCCGGCTTTGACATGTCAGTATCAACTCGTCCAGTGTCATTCATGCAGAAGTCCTGTCCTTGATAAAACCAGGGCTCAAATGATTTAGAACCATTGATATCTACCATAAATAGGATGATTAACGAAAAGCTTGATAAGGCGATACCCACTGACCCAAAAATTACTGTTGAATAACCACCCGAGTCGTTTTTAGTAGCAATTTGTGATCCAGAGCTTGGAAGGTTCACGTAGCTATTCAGAAGAATAACAGAGACCGCCCACATAACACACATAAGCACGAATCTGAAAAGCATTCTACCCAGAAAGGACCCGGATATTTCAGCTTTGCTCGCCATGTTTTTATTGTTTAATTGTTAGCCAACAAATAAATTCGTCTGATTTCATCAACCAGCCGATCTAAATCAAACCCATGCTTGGGATTAGCACACAACACATCCGTTTTGCATCCATTGAATTCAGAATAACCATATGTTTCAGTATCGTCCGAAATGATTGCTAGTTCATATAGAAACGACTGGTTCTTATGCACCGTTCCAAAATGCAGCCGGAAATCCGGAAGACGTTCCATCAGCGCTTGCATTTCTTTTACAAATCCAGGAATGTATCTTTGAAAAGCTCTATGCCAAATCCGGTTCACATCTTGCTGCACCGGGTACAATAAACCATCCAGGAATGAATCCATTATCAACCGCCAGTAACCAACCAGAAAGTACAGACAATCCAATCGAAACTCCGCCGAATAATTGTTCTACAAATCCCGGATTATTGTATGCTAACAAAATACAACCACACGCAAACAATATTACAGTGATCAATGATGGTACAATTTTCTTTCTCGAATCTGTAGCGAGTGAAATGCTACGGGCCATTTTCAATATATGGGAATGATTTTATTTAGCTGGCAAACCATGGGTGTTTCATTGCCTCCTCAGCTGAAAATCGCTTCTGCGGGTCGAATTCCAGTAGATTTGCCAGTAGACTGAGCGCTTCCTTTGGAAACCCAGGAAACAATGCAGCGTAATTTCGTGGCAAAGTCCACAGTGTTTTGACAAGAAAAGCATACTGGATGTCGTCGTCATCAAAATCACTGGAGAAGAACGTTTTCACATGTCCATACATGTTGGCCAGAATCACGCCCACCGAAAACATGTCTACCTTTTCATCGTAGCTTTCGTGCCGAAGTAGTTCAGGAGCCCGGTAGGTCGGCGTGACCACTTCCCTCGTCCACACCAGTTTTCGATCATGTCGAATTCGCGACAAGCCAAAGTCAATGAGGCGAATTTCACAGCTCTTGTCATTGACCATAATGTTGGTCGGCTTCAAATCCAGATGTAAGACATTGTGCGCATGACACTGCGCCACGCCGCGAAGAATCTGAAAGAACACTGGTTTAACCCATTCGCGATTGGGTCTTGCCAACTGTTTTTGCAGATTCCATTTGTAAAACTTGAACACCATGTGCACTCGCGTCCCTTCTTGTACTTGCCCATAATAGGGTATCACGCAATCACAACCCGCCAGTCTTTGCAGAATCTCAATCTCTTTTGCCACACCAATCGAAATCGACTGGGACTTGACCGCAAACAATTCCTTTTTCTCGTTCTGGTAGAGACTAACTTGACCATGTACGCCCTTATCCAAGAACCCCTGGTAGGAAAGCATTTGGAAAAATGAAAGTTTACTTATTCAAAGCGATTCTTACAAGCTTTACTTATTCAAAGCGATTCTTACAAGCATCGAATCAAATTGCTCATACAAATCTCTTTGAATGTTTGGAAGACTGGAATAGTACATTCCATGTTCCTCGCAAAAGTATATTGGCCGAGATGTGTTCCCAGAGGCATTACCAGTCGAAATCCTGGTACATCCACATGTTTTTCGCAGTGTAACGGTGTTCTCCTTTGGATTTTCCAATATCACTGAATAAGACGCTTTCTTACGGATGACTTCCATGAGCGTTTGAAGGTTTGAATTATATCTTTGAATATAAAACCACAACTAGAATCACATAGACGAATGCCAGGAGCATGGATATAATGACTGCAATTTCAGCCACGGGGAGTCCTAGCATACCGCGCATAAACATTTGAATTTCTGCGTTTTTGGTGTGATTAATTCCTGACAAGTGCCCATCACGACACTCATGAAATATAGTCCCAGGAGATTTTATGAGATGCAGCGGGACTCCTGATTTGTATGCCAAATGCCCGTAAACGTGATCATCATTCAGCCAAAAGGTGGGGTGTTTGCTGATGATTTTCATATAGTCATCCGAACTCAGTGCAAACATTTTCCGCGGATACAGTACCATACCAGCACATAGCAAAATACGCACACGATTGAATAACGCCACACGTAATTCACCATCAGCGTGATTGGCCGTGAACCGAAATGGCTTGGTGAAAAATGTATGTCCACAAAATCCCACTCCAACATTTTGAGATTGGAGACGCATTAACGTTTCTACGCATTTCTCGTGGTAAAGAGTGTCATCATCGAATATCAGGATACTAGAATCGACTGGGATGTCCCTGCGATCGAGTAGCGGGACTATCTTGGTACTGGGTCCATAATCCTCACACCGAACAACTTTAAGCTTTGGATATTTTGATACCCAGTCGGGCACTTCTGGATACGCACACTTGAATCGCTTACAGTAATACGGATAATGCCAAAATATTTCATCGGGTGCGCGCGTTTGATTCACGATGGAACGAATTGTGTCTTCTGCTCGATTGACGGATTTTGGTTGAGACGTAAAGACGCCAATTACATGCATTTATTCATATAACAAGCTTTCGCACAAGTGAGAGATGGTTTCACACGGTGTGCCATTCCACGTTTGAGTCTAACGCAGTAGAAACGTGCACAGACTTGAAAGTGTTTCAAACGAGTTTCCATCGTTGTGGGAAAGATCAAGGCGTTCTTTGAAATCTACTGGGTTTCCGATTTGTATTCTATAAGTATTTCGACTCCAGACAAGAACACAACTTTTCAACGTTTTCACATAAACAACCCCACATGTAAAGTGGTTGCGAAGTTCTTTAAGGTACCTGCCAATATTACAGTCAGTTATAATACAACAAAGTGTGTGATTCAGAATGTAAGGGATTTGAACACGTCTCCATGCATCGATTATTGTTATTATATAATAAGTTTCATTTTCTAAAGTATAATCAGGTATCATTTGTAGTATTGATTTCACAATGCGTTTTTTTTGTCGCCAATGCAGCGGTCGACAAATCGGTGAATGATCACGTGATTCTTCATACTTATCGAATGTAAATGTACCATCATTCGGAATAGTAGTGTTCTGCAGGATATGCTTGGCATCATTTCCTTCAAATCCGATTTGATATGATGTCACTCTTCTCTTGCAGAGGATATTATAATGACCATTGCCTATTAAAATTGGAAATATCCACGTGGTAAATTTGCTATTGTAGAATAGAACTTGCAATATGTATCTATCATCTGGTTGAAGAGTGTAAATTGCGATATTAAGCCTGTGATTGAGTCCATAAATACCAAATTCTTGCACGTCCATTAAGTGGTATATTGGCTTATGTGGGTTGGGTATAAAACTTGTCACGTCATTAAACATATCCAAAGGTTGGGTAAGCCTGTCATACTTTAGAAAGTTTATCAAACCCAGTGCATAATAACCACACCACCCATCTCCCCTTACATCGACCATTCCATATGACATTTTATTGGGTATGTCCAACGTTCTAGGCAAATTACGCAAGTCTTTTGCTATGTATTTTAAAGTTTTGTACATGACGTATAGATTGAAACTGAACAGTGTTTGTTTCACTTCTGAAGCAGGTTTAGGAGAAAGATGTTGCGTGATTTGGAACGTGTTCTGCTGTTGCGTTATTTTTAACGTACTTTGCGATGGTGCCATTCGAAGTATTCGTCTCACTGCTTCTTTCATACCTTTCCATGATCTACGAATTTTGGTCTTGATTCCAGGTGATTTCGATACGTACTGCTTAAATTCGAGCGGTGATACTGATGGTCGGCGAATGGCATTTGGTTGAAAATCTACATTATTATAAAATATATTGAAACATGTTTGGTTGTTGACTTTCTTTGACAATATATAAACAATACCACGCAATGATATATAAAAGATCACATATAAATGATCCGGATTATTTCGTAATGTTTGATGCATACCTTCAAAATTAAATAATATGAAATTTATAGCGGGAAAAGTCTCCATGGTTTTGTTAATGTCAAAGTTCCCAGCATGCACTGATTTTGATTGATTGTTGAGCGCAAGGTTAATCAGACGAATTACATAATCCTGGGTGTCATTTCTATACGGTTGGTTGACTTTAAGGAATACATTTTCGTCCGTATTATTTGTTACAACGAACTTCAAATCATTCAATTGCGACAGAGACAGACATTGCATTTATTTGTTCACTAATCACGAATTAAAGTTTGTAGTTCACACAAGTGCTTCTTCAGCTCAGTGATCACCAATTCACCATTGGTTATGACTGGCAAACGTTCATCCTCCATACACTTTGTATTGATCCACTCAAGTGTCGGTATAATCCGTTCCAATTCACGTATCACATCGTGTATCATGGTTTCTGTGGGTATGGTTTCGGAGGGTGTAAGCTCTTGTTCTTGGTGCGAAGTGCCGGTGCCCATTTGTTTTAGATCATTTATGACACCTCTCAAGTCGTGTATAACTTCACGTATCATGGTTTCTCGGGGTGATTGTGGCGGCTTTTGCTGAGATGTGGTGGTACCCATTTGCTTTACGTGACTTCCACATCTGAATAGTCCTAAGTCAATCCTATGGGTTTCCACTAGAAACTCAGTACAGGTAACATGGTAACATAGGAAACAAAATTTAACTTCGTCGGCGCAGCTAACAACAACAGCAAATAGGGAGTTCACATAAAAGCAAACCCCACTGGCCAAGGATTTCCGCCGCATCCATACTTGGTTGGTCCTAGGTCAATCCTATGGGTTTCCACTAGGAACTTAGTACAGGTATCAACACAATTCATTTACATATAGAAATTTAACAACAAACAAAGTCGGCGCAGCTACAGCAAATAGGGAGTTCATACAAAACCAAGCTCCACTGGCCAAGGATTTCTACCGCATCCTTACTTGGCTGGTCCTAGGTGAATTCCATTCGATTCGACTAGAACCCTGGTACATGTATCAACAGATTTTGACTATAGAACAAAATTTAACAACAAACAAAGTCGGCGCAGCTACAATACCAAAGCCCACTGGCCAAGGATTTCTACCGCATCCTTACCTGAATGGTCCTAGGTGAATTCCATTCGATTCGACTAGAACCCTAGTAGAGGTATCATCACATATTGTCTATGCGTCTAGATTTAACAACAACAGCAAATAGGGAGTTCACACAAAACCAAGCTCCACTGGCCAAGGATTTCTACCGCATCCTTACTTGGCTGGTCCTAGGTGAATTCCATTCGATTCGACTAGAACCCTAGTACATGTATCTTACCTGAATGGTCCTAGGTGAATTCCATTCGATTCCACTAGGAACTCAGTATAGGTATCAACACAATTCATTTACATATAGAAATTTAACAACAAACAAAGTCGGCGCAGCTACAGCAAATAGGGAGTTCACACAAAACCAAACCCCACTGGCCAAGCATTTCCACCGCATCCATACCTCGATTCAAAATTGTTTATTACAGATTCGGGTATCCAGAGACAAGAATGCCGCGAACACGGACGCAATAGTAGCATGCAAAGTCCGCCGCCTGCGGTCCAATATCAACCACCGGATCGGGTGCAGTCACGGTCACGGTCACCACCGGACGATTGCTACTATCAAGGGTGATGTTACTGCCATCGAATCCGACTAGAACTTCGGCGAGAAGCGTTTGGCCCGTGCTCAGCACAATGTAATTGGTATCGTTCTTTTCGATTAAATTCGTAATCTTGGAGATACCGCGCAACACATACGAATCACCATTGGCCGCCCCTTCCGCCGTAGTAATCGTCATGATATCGGTATTATCAATCGACCATGCGTAATAACTCTGGAATACAACACCAATGGGAAATGTCACTGTCACGGTTGGCGTAGTGGCCTTGTTGTAAAACAGTGCAGATCGATTCGTAGCATAAATGAAGTCATGAATTGTGTATGCTGGAGCTTTCTTGAAGTACTGCAGTGTTCCCAGTAGCATCTCGGAGAAGGATGAGTCCTGCACCAATCCAGGTACCGTCGTATTAAACTGTGATGTATCAATTTCAGGTAAATCGAGTAAACCAATCTTGTCCAAAATATTGTTGCTCACACCACTCAGCGTTCCCAGTATATCACGTCCGTATGCACCAGGAAATATGATGGCACTGTTGTACTGATTGAATGCACTTCGGACGGTATCTTCATTTACCACACTCATTTGAATAATGGGATGTGAGGAGGTTAATGGTGTTTCAGCCTGATGCGACACTGGTAAAACACCCGTAGCAGTCACTTGGAAGATTTTGGATTCTTGCAATTGATTGACCACGGCAAACGTTGTTCCAGTCGCATAGTAGTGACCATTTACCGTCACACCATTTTTGATCCGTTGTGCTCCAACGAACAATTCTGTATTCTTCGCACCATACGTCACGTTTTGCTTATCCGTGGCTAATACTGTTTTCATTGCTAAAGGACGCGGAGGCCCGTCCCCTTTGATGAATGTGTATATAATGACGCCACTGGCAAACAAAGCAAAAACCAGAGCGAGTACAACCATAACAAACAAAATCAGAGTTGTAGTTTCCATTTTCTTCTGTAATTCTACAAATGAAAAATGGCAAAGACGAGAACCTACGAGAATTCTAATGCCATCTTCGTCGACGATATGGAGTTTAACTTTGACGATAAACATGAGTGCAAACCCGTGATGATCATTCGCGCTCAAATGGGTCAACGCATCCGAGGCAGTGATCCGTTTTGGAACAAATGCAATATGAAGGACCTGAAGGCGTACGAAGACGAGAAGGATCCGATATTCTACCGTAATTCTGGCATCAGTATCCACCATCTGAAGGAAATGCAGAAAAAGTTGAAGAATCATGGGCACAAAAACATAAAAAAGGTATTTTTTGACTGGGATCGAACGCTGAGTGCATTCGATGGGTTATTCGATACGTATTTGATTGCCAAGTGGATTCGTAATGGGTGTTGGGATATCATTCGTGACCAGATGTTTGGTGGAACAAAACGAATCAAGTTACTCGTCGATCTTCTGGTCGACCTCCAGCAGCAAAAACGTGTACAAATCGTCACCAACCAAGAGACATCTGCTGGAATTCGACATGTACTTAGACAGTTAGCTTCTGATTTTGACAAACCTAGTCTGGCGCGCATTCCGGTTTGGGCATACAAAAGTCGAGAGAAATTGAGTTCTAAATACGTGAGCAAATTTGTGTGGTTGCGCAAAGAATTGGGTGCTGCCAGCTGTGACATGTAGCAATAAAAAATGTGGTACGTGTACTTGTTGTCGAATGGAGACCGGCAGACATATGTAGGAATGACCAATGATATCAGCAAGCGTTTTCACACGCATCGCTGTAAGCTCGCTGCTGCGGCTCGAACTACCAAACGTTGGAATGACTGTGTATTAGAAGCATATATTTCGGGTATTCCAGACAAGCGTACGGCCCTGTCACTGGAATGGCACTGCAAGCGTTCCAGGAGAAATTCGACTGGAAACCAGAAAATCATTAAATTCGTTCAAGGATGTCTACATTCAAAATTCAAAGGCTTGTCATTGACTGTCCATTTGCGTGATTTGTCACTCAGACCGACACTTAGAAATCTACTGGAAATGAATATATAAATAAATGTGGAGTCCAGAGCAGAGCGTTGTCCTTGAACCCAATGGCGGCGTAGAATCTGGTGATGATGAGTTGGTTGATCCCTACGGGCACTATAACGGTCCACCTATTCCTTCATCTCCACCACTGATGAATTATCCAGGTGTTGCAACTTTTCCTGTAAATTTATTTGAAAATTATGATGCTGAAGTATTTGGCCCTGCAGAAACACAACAGCCCCCTGCAGAAACACAACAGCCCACTGTAGCAACAGCAGCAGCACCTCCGGAAGAAAGTGAATACGTGCCAAAGAATAGAACGTCAAAGAAAGGAGGCAAGTCAAAGAAAGGAGGCAAGTCAACGAAAGGCAAGTCAACGAAGGATAATTCAAAGAGAGACAAGTCAAAGCAAGATGCCATTCCCAAACCACGCAAAAAACATGTTCCAGTGCCAAATGCGATAAACTACATGCCAACCATTAGAATTCCTGCCATAAGACCAGGTGTGTTGACAAATCGTGAAGATATTGCATTAAGACTTAAGAATCCCAAAACCATGACGGACGAAGATAAAATGACGTTTGAGGCATTTGCCCCACAACCAGAACAAGGTGAAAGACCGTTGTGTCGAGTAGAAGGACAATTCCAGGGGCGTCGATGCGGACGTCCAGCTGGAAAACACCCCAGAGTAGTGGATCCAAGAGAAGAACAAGATATCATACATCCTTGGGAAGCAAAGTACGTGAAAAAGCTAGTGGAAACTCGAATGGTAAAACGTAAAAGACTGATTCATTTCATTATCGCATATTTATACGCCAATACGATAAGTAAAGGAATAGAAGCCGTGGAGTTCAAGCAGTTAGACAGAGCATTGTGTGTCGTGCCTCTATTCTCAGACTGGAGAAATGACGTGAATACGATGAAACAATACCGAAGGAAATCTGGTCCAAACGTTCAGATGTTTGTGCGAAGAATTCGGTATCGGGATCAGAAAACGAATAGACGATCAACCTCTCATACCGACTACAGGCATCCTATTCTCTTTGATGCACCAGCACCCGGAATGTGGGCATTGAACCCCAGGTTTATAAAAGTCGTGCAGGATCTCCAGCTATTAGAAAAATTCAACCAAAACGTCGAAGAGTTATTGAAAGACATCAAGAATAATTGTGAACCCAAAAATCTGGTGTTGAACGACGACGAATAAAACAAAATGGACCAGTACACTCTAGCCGATGACCTAAAGGAATTCTTTCTCCCGCCGATTTCCAGTACCTTTCGATTAGGCAGCGCGGGCAACAATGTGCTGGACCTGTTATCTGCCTATGACATTATGAAAGACGTGGGCGTCAATAGCGGACACAAAACCAAACTCGATAAATTCAAGTTGATTTCGACTGGAAACGGTATCGTCCTCTCGCCGATTCTGGCCAAGTGGGAAGACTACAAAATCAGCAGCATGTTTGGGCCATCAGCACCGATGCTCACGCTCGAATCAGCAAAAAGTCTGGTTTGTTACATTTTGCGTCGAAATGCCAAGTCACAGGATGAGGTGAAGCAAATACTGGAACGATACGGTATTCCAGCTAGTCAATTCGAATCATCGGTGGCCAGTCAGCCAGAAAAGGATACAATCGGTATGATTCAGCGTGCCATTCCCTTCGAGAGCATTCCCCAGTTCAATCTAGGAGAATATCGAATCGATCTGTATTTTCCAGACCTAAATATTGCCGTGGAGTGCGACGAGAACAATCACGCGGCATATGATCAATGCAAAGAAATTACACGTTACAATTTTATTCGTAAACATCTTCGGTGTGAGATCCTTCGCTATGATCCCTACGCGGTCAACTTTTCGGTTTGCGACACAATTCGAACCATTATTGAGCGAATCTTAGCGCCGCAAAAACATTACCAAACTGAGGAGCGCAAAGAATGCGGCGAGAATACTGGCAGCAATTAACGGTGTGTAATTTAGTGTGGGCTTGCAAGGAGCTCCGTGCAGTTTCATGGATTCAATTTCGCCTTCCAACAGCTTAATCCTAGTCGAATCCTGCATGCGTGCCAATTGATACTCGGAGAGTTTCTGATCCTCCGTGTACGACGGTTGAAAGTTCGCCTCTGCTTCTTTGTATGTTACAATACGCTTTCCAGTGATTTGATTGGCGTGATTGTGAAAGTCAATGGAATAGTAAAAGAATGTTTTCGCTTCCTCTTGTGGTGGATTCAGTGGTGGGATAGGATATTGAATCAGAAACATCTGTGCATGTTTCTCACAGTTATCGCACGGCAAGAACTCGGGTGTATCCGCGAGAAACTTGTGGAGAATCGCGCGACGCTCGGCGAATGCCATGGGTTCGCCCTTCGCAGCCGAAATTGCATCCGAAGTCGAATATAAATCCAACCGTCTTGCCGAGATGTGAATGATCTTCCAAAAGTACGGACCCCAACTTGGCGGATAACTCGACATGTACCTCTTTTTTATTCTTTTAGGGTTCGACTGGGATTCGTCCTGCGGCGACTTTGTTAATCGCATCCAAGGCTCGCTGGTGTACGCGCGCGGCTTTCTTGTGGCAACTCCCGTTACCAATAAGCGGGTACAGTGTGGGAAAATCTGGCCTTTTTAGGTTGAACTTGTGATCATCATGATCATTATCGTAATCTTTATATTTTTGTTCATCAAGGCATTCCAACTGCTTCATTGTGAATCCCGACAGCTTTGGAAATTTCATTTGTAGTGCGGCATATTTCTTTTGCTTATCTGGGATTAACGCATCTATCAGTGGGTCAAAGTATGCTTTTTTGAGGCATGACTTACTTTTAAATGCTTCATACAATGCTTTGAAATCTGGGTAGAGTTTTTTAAATTCTTCTTCCTGTGTACTTCCTGGGTATCCTTTAATAATGTCCAATTCACGATTCAATCTAGCTGCATCAATACATTTCAATTGTTCCAAAGTGTATGATTCTATTATAAACCTTGGAAATTCAGATTTTGTTTCAGGAGCGGGCTCCCTTGTTACGGGCACTTCTCGTTGCATGTTCTTAATATATTCTTGTGTTTCTTGACTTGTTTCTTGTAATTGTGGAACTGGAGTTCGTCTTTTGGTTTGACCTCTTCTGTGTGCTTGTAGGGTCTCCGCGGAAAGGGTCTCCGCGGAATGCGCTAAAGATTGCGGACCATCGTTTCTCTCCAGAGTTTGGAGGGTCGTAGAATCCATACGGCGTCTGGTTTTCGAGTTGCGTTCTCTTGGAACAGATTTCGGTTTCTTGATCCGCGCAACATCATATCCCCATAAAGAAATTTTATATTCATTCTTTTCTAACATTGCAAAAAATATTGGCGTGGGAGGCACGTTAATATGTTGTTTAGACAGTGTTTGAGATATATTATTGTATGCTAAAATTTGATCTTCTATTAATTTTGTTAAATATGGCGGTATATGTTTTTCATCTTCGTTAAAAACAAATATATCTGCGTCATATTTTATGTGATTATCAAGATGTTTGTTTCGAAACGTGCCATTGATTTGTCCAAAAGGTTTCTCAAATGTTCCAATGCTGTTTACTGATGGTGGTTGATCTCTTTTATATTCATCATAATTAACTCCTACCCGATTGCCAATAAAAGCGTCGGTTGTGGCATACTCTTGCGTAAGCAAGTTACAATACTCAGCGTACCGTATGTCGTCTTTCAAGTCAAGTGTATTCTTGAACAGGCGGTGTTTTCTAACCTTACTGTTTGTATGTAATTTGTTTTCAAGCTCTGCTATTTGTACTACACCTTGTGAATTTTCGGTTGTACAGAAACTCTGCCAACCCCGACTGTATATATCACTGACGATGCGTTTGATGTCTTCGACAATATGTTTATAATCTGGTCGCGCAATGAATGCATTATAAATGTGTTGAATATACGCATCTTCGGATTCCACTTTGTCAAAATCTTCTTGATGTTCATTTGGGGTTCTGCCTGGCGGTGCAGGCGGTGGTATCTCGGGCGTTGGAGTACCTTTTGGAATCTGTTTTTGTGCTTCAATCTTTTGTCCTTCTTCTACAAGATCCATCATATTAGGAATACCCCGATACTTCTTGGCCCATGTTAGGTGGCTGCGAAAAAATTCCATGTATCGCCTGTCGGTTTTGGCTTTGTCTTCAGATATTGGATTACTGTTGTCTGGCAGTTTTAATTCCTCTTGCCTCGATTTCAGTTCTTTGATTATATTTTGTTCCATTGAATATAGACCGTATGATGTTTGTTTCAAATAAAACTCTCTTGCAACTATTATACTTCTGACATACATATTCATTTCGTCAAAATTGTCCTGCACATCCAAAGTGGCTTTCTTAGGCATTTCTGTACCGGAATGCTTGGAAGACCGTCTAGCAACCTGTTCTTGAAAACGTTTGGTTGATGCAGAACCAAATTTTTTCTTAGACATATCCGAATGACGTCTTCGATTAGATGCACGTGGTGGCAATTCCGTCTTAATTCTATCAGTGGACCTTGCCCGTGATATTTTTTTGTCTTGAAACATGGGTTCACGTTTTGCTGACATTTCAGGTGGATCTAATTTTGAAGCTTCCGCAGATCGCGGCACTCCAGTAGATATCTGTGCAGCATTTCCAGTAGATTTCTGTTGTGGGTTTCCAGTAGATTTCGGTGCATCGTTTTTCTTTAACAAACCCTTTACCCATGCAACAAGACCTGTTGGTTTGCTTTCTACGTTATGTTCTGGTATTGTTCCCATCGCACTCTTCTGGACAGGTGGTTTAGGGACGGGTGGACTGGCGTTTGCGGGAGTTCGATCGTTGTGTTTTGACACTTTCCTTGGTGGGTCATGTTGACGTTTTTTTTCACGTAAAACTTTCCCCAAGAACAGTGTTCTGGTTTTTGGTGTCAGTTTGGGGAACTTTTTTCGCAGGTCATGTAGAAAATCATTTGGCCTCGGTGGAAGAGCGGGCGGTGTTTTGGCGGACACATTCCGTGGTGGAGGTGCAGGAGGAGCGGGCGGTTGTTGAGGTACATGTATTTCGGCGGGCATATTCCTGTCACGTGGTAGAGGTGTAGGAGGTTTCATATGAGCGGGAGGCACAGGTGTTTTGGCGGGCACCTTCCTCTCACGTGGTGGTTGTGGACTCTCGCGTGGTGGAGCTAGCGGTTTTTGAGGCACAGAAGATATTTTGACTGACACTTTTCGTACTGGACGTGGTGGAAGAGCGGGCGGTTGTTGAGGCACAACACGTGCTTGGCTTTTTCGCTTACGTACGTTTTCGAACTGTTTTTCGTTATAAGCATCGTCAAGTTCTCTCCTCAATCGTGACGGAGTTTGAGCTTTGTTGTCGTCAAAAAATTTTCTGCGAAAAGAATTGTATTCCTTGTCAAGTTGATCCCTTTTGCGTTTTGTCCTATATGCAGCGTTAAGCTTTTTTTCCTCATCATCAATTAATTTAATATCGTCGATGCCGTTCCAATCTCGAAGGCGACTTTCATAAGCTTTAATTAGATCGTCAGCACTCATCCTTTTCTTCCAGTTACATTCGAGCTAAAAAAAAGTGTTCCAACCGTTTTTCCACGAGAATTCTACTGGAATTTCTCGCACACCGGATATGGAATAAATACGATGTCCGACGTGAAGACCATGGAACACGAGTACAGCGGAGAAATCCAGCAGAAATTCTTCACGGAATTGCAAGCACGTTTGAATGACGATCGTATCTACGATATACTTATTCGGGACACGGGTATTACAAACAAAGTTATTAAATACGCCCAAAATACGTTCAAAAAATATAAAGCCATGATAATGAAATATCCCACTGTAAATTGCGTAGACATTGATACGTACATTAAAATACAATTCGAAGATCATGACATTATTGCCAAGTTGTTGAAAGTACTTCATGATCGATATTCTAAAGAACTTGTAGATTCTATTCAAACGCAAATGAGTGCAAATAATGTAAAATTGACTGTATCCGATGAAAACCCATTTGGTGATATTCCCACTCAATTCGCGCCAGTGCCAATGCCAAATGACCCATCGAAAATGCAATCAGAACCCATGTTCATGCAGCCTCCACCTGGACGGATGCCAACTGCGCCTCCCATGGAACCTGTCCACGATCCCTATGGAGAATTATCCCAGCCGCCCTCCATGCCCGAATCTAGACCCGAATCTAGACCCGAATCTAGACCCAGACCCATGTCCAAACCTGAATCTAAACCCGCCTCTGGCACTAAATCCATCACTGCCGAAAGTCCATTCCAGCCATATGGAGTCGCCCAGTGACGCAGTCGCAGTCGCTAACGCAGTCGCTAACGCAGTCGCTAACGCAGTCGCTAACGCAGTCGCTAACGCAGTCGCTAACGCAGTCGCAAAGCAGTCGCTAACGCTATTGTGTTTGGCTCATGTTAATTAAAATGGATGATCTGGCATGTGTGTATCGTTTGCTCCAGTTGTATGGATTTAGCAGACCGGATCGACATCGTTTTGTGACCTTTCCGCACACCCAAGAGATTCTAGTCGAATGCTGCGAGAAATCGTTTGGATATCTTGTTCAGCGTGAACTGGACAATATCGCCTTTCCACATCCAGATATAGCGGCCAATATCCCGTTGCTAATATGGATCGTTCGTCAGCTGGAAATGACGTATGAAGGAAACAAGGACGATTTATGGAATTCCACATTACATACACCCAGACAATTACAACCACTGTTAGATTGCGATATAATAGTCGAGTGATAGAGACCATGTCTACAAAGCGTGGTGTCGAGGATGCTGGATTGGATGATATTACACCCGATCCGCAAATCACCATCTCATGTGGAGACGTTAGTGTGTCTCGAACCAAGGAGGAGTGGATTCAAATTGGAATCCGAGTGATTGAAGTGGAAACTACGGATGACCACTGGAAATTCTCATACCATCCAGAGTATACCGTCTCGTGGTACGAAGTACTGAATAACGTCAAATCGTTCACATACCCGCACCAAGCGTACACCATCTTACATCATCTGGCATCCGATCGGCACATTCACTTTCTTGATGAACTCAAGCAGGAAAACACGATGCGTGCATTTTGGTTCTACTGGGTCTTATTTGCCGAACATCACCACATTGTCCTGGGTGTATCCGAGCCCCAACAACTCATGCGGTTGGCAGTCTCTGAGCTTTCCCATTTTACGATATCGTCCGAGTATTACGAAAATAGTCCAATGTTTTACGAGATGCATCATGCGTATTCACAATATCCACTTCCAAGCGAATCCTATATCATTCAATGTGTATACGACGTGCTCGAACGCAAATTCGGTAGTGTATGTGTGTATCCTGAAAAGGTTACACTTCCTATGCACTTGGGTTTCATTCAGAACCTTCCCGCGAATATCATGCTGGCTGGAGATGCTGCTTACTATATGATGAGACATCTATCGATACCCACATGGATGCCAGTCGAATTCTACGTGTACGGAAGTACATTTACTGAACGCAAGCAAGCACTTGAACTATTCGTGGCGTGGATTCACATTGCGCCGAATGTTCGTACAATCGTAGAGTCCAGTTCCATGACGTTCATAATTCCGGGCTGTATCCACATGATTCGAATCATATACGTGGATATTTCAAATCCAGCGGGTGTGTTGCATGGATTTGGCACAACATTGTCCAGGGTTGGTTATGTAAATCATCAGTGGGTGACAACGTTATCTGCATATTGTGCACAAAAATGTAAGAATTATGTGATACAAGATGGAACCCTAGTCGAATTCGACCGGTATCTCGAAAAGAAATCGCATCGTCATTACACAATCGGCTTGGAGGATTTGCAGCCCGAGTATACCGACCACATCTTAAAGTGTATCTTTCAAGTGGATCGCGTGCAATATACGTGCGCGGAACTTTTGGAAACGTTTGCATACAGGGCCAAGAATACACTGGTGTACGACAAGAGCTTGGAAACAAATATTATATCTCTGACTGAAAAATCCAAGATTGTGATGAATCATGTGGTGGGCAAATCCTTTGTGTTGGAGACTGGCAAAGTGGTTGTATGGGCTCGCACGGGGACAACGTATGCTGTACGAGTGTTGAATTCAGAGCTAATGGACTGTATACATCGATATACGCGTGATATGAAGATCGAACATTCTGAATTGTATACGACGCTGACCACTAACTTTGAGTGTATTAACATATTGGACATTGAGATTCCAAATGACTGCCAGGTGTATAATTCCAGTGGAATTCTCGTGGACATCCAGCAGTTGGCACTTCCATTTGAGTGCACCATGAGAATTCGCCCGTCCAAGATTATGAAACGGTATCTCAAGTGGAAATGTGCACTAATACGTGGGATGGAACGATTTTTGGTGCAACCGACGATTGTGGTACACGTCTAGCGCGTGATAAGATACACGTCTAGCGCGTGATAAGATACACGTCTAGATACACGTCTAGCGCGTGTGAAGATCAAGTGTTCATAATAAAATGTCACAATACACACTGCAACTGGATGAGTTTGATTTCAAATTTGCATCATGTGCGACCATTTGTGTGTTGGGAAAGCGAAGAACGGGAAAGTCCACTGCGGGTAACTTTATCGCCACGCGCTTGGCCAATTCCGGAATTCGCAAGTTTGCCGTGTTTTGTGGAAATCGTGACAACATGTGTGAGTGGCAGCGAATCATTCATCCACTGTATGTACATGGTGCGGATATTGACAAAATTGTGGAAATCATTGAATACCAAGAGAAACGGATTGGAGAGGATCGCACACAATTTGAAAAGGGAGAGAAAGACAAGAAACGTCGTGATCCGGATTACGTAGAAGAAGAGTATGAAGTACCTATTCATTTGCAAGTGTGTATTTTCTTTGATGATGTGGGTATGATCAAGAAATTCACAAAGCATGAACGTGTGAACTTCATCGCGACGAATGGAAGGCACTTGGGTATTATTCTTATTCAGCTAAATCAGTACTTGGTACAACTTCCATCCGAATGTCGTGACCAGCAAGATTATATTTTCATTTTGAACTGTTCCAACACTCGCGGTGTGGATCGATTGTGGGATGAGTACGTAACAGACGCGTGTGTCGAAAAAAAGAACTTCAGTTACATTCTATCCGCATGCACGGGGAAACGCGGCAAATGCCTGGTAATCAACAATACGTCTGATTATACCATCACTGAGCGCCTCAAATATGCAAAGATTCCATGGCCTCCTTGTCGAGAATACATTGGATCCAAACAATTCATTCGATACGGTAAGAAACACTATATTAGTGAGCAAAACCGCAAAATGCAAGAGAAACAAAAGCTGGAAACACCCAAAGTCCCAATCGATTCGCGTAGATTCGACGAGAACTCGTGTCTGCCCACAGAGTTGACTGGCGGCAGTTCGGTGGTAAGCATTGATCGAAACCACAAGTACAACCTTCGTAATCTGAATGAGGGACACGAAACCTTTCGCGACAAAAAGGGCAATGTAGTGCAAATCCAGCTGAAGAACAGGTAATGGCTACACCCGCTGGCACTGTACGCCGTAAACCACTAGTAATGATTCCCAAGCAATAGCGAAAAGCCCCATGAGAATGTAGATATCGGCCACGATGAATAAAGAGAGAATATTGAGCACAAACAGTGCCACTCGCAGTGTAATATACGCCGCCAGTCGACGCGGTGTAGTTTCCAGTTGTTGTTTGAAGCGTATCAACATGCGCACATTGTTCAACTCGTTCATCATACCGCATGCGACTGGAACGTATAGAATGTATCTTTCCAGATAAATGGCTCCCACTGTTAATAATGCCAAAATTCCCGCACACCAAAGTAAACACACAATAAATCCGGCACAATGTGTAAAGGGTAGTGAAACAAGTTCATGGGCGTATACAATTTGCGTGCTTCGGCAAATAGGGCAAGTTCCAAACGATTGCTTGTAGGGTACCCAGCATGTATCGTGAAATACACACTCATTACAGTTGCAATTAAAATCGTTATTTCGTTTCAAACCGCCTGATTCTCGACATACAATACAGATCATTGGGCAGTTGAAAATGTGGTATTGGAAATGTGGTATTGAAAATGTGGTAACAAAAACACACGCATGGCTCAAGAAAGAAAATCGGCCGAGATAAGTGACTTGCACAACTTGTGCTTTGTGATCCAGCAAGTGGATGACCAATTGAATTCGGCTAGAGCTCCACGGGATCGTGCAATCATAATTTCTTCAATCATGTCAATGATTGTCAACCTAAACCAGGCATGTATGATTGAAAAAGCCACCCAATCAGGCGACCCAGAGTTGGTTCAAATAACCGAAGCGGCCATGTCGAAAATATCTGTACTTTTGAAGGAATTGAATGTGTATGTGCATAATGTAGCAAGCACTGAACTTTCTAATGCCTTTGCATTCGGTACAGGGGCGCGTGGATGAGGAACGTTATAAAATAAAATGGATTTGTCGTCCACAGATGTCAAGTCGGTTGCCATGGTGGGTGGTGCGGGGCTTGCACTGGGTGTGGCCTATCAGCTGGCCAGTGTGTTTATTCGCCAAAGTACTGCCACAGTAGAGTTTGATCCAAAAGTCGAGGCCTTGCACCTGAACCGCGACATGTACCATTTGTTTCTCCAGCTCATGGAATATAGGAGTTTCAGTGATAAAGACTTTCGGCAAGCTGTCACCGCAGCAGACGAACTTGTGTTGAGACAGTTTCAGATTAGTTCGAAAAGAATCACACCCAATATGAGTGATTCACAAGATGCTTTTATGCTGTATAACACTTCCAATAATGCTATCAAGCGCATGATCAACAAAACCATGGCGTCCAATCCTAGAGCGGCGGCCATAATAGAGAGCATCCAGCAGAAAATCCTAGTCCAACTCCAAGCGTGTTACCGAGCCGTGTTCAAGTCGATTTCAAATTGATTATAGATAAATGAAACCATCTGGTGTGCAAATCTATGCGCGAGTTCGGCCCAGTCATGGCACCATTTCGCGTGCATTGAATGTTGTGAGTGCCAACGTAATCACAGTGGATCCTCTGCTGGAACGTCGTGGTTCAGTGGGTGAACGGTCGACCAGTCCGTCTCCAGGCGGTTCGTTTCGATTTCACGGTGTGTTCGACATGAACACCACCAATGAGCAAATGTACTTGTCAGTGGGTCGTCCGTTAGTAGCAGAGGTGATGCGTGGTATGAATGGAACTATTATGGCCTATGGTTGTAGTGGCTCAGGAAAGACGTATACCATGATGGGCAGCAGCGATGGCGATGGGGATGGAATTACGCCTAGAATTCTACATGATTTGTTCGTGGTGATGGATGAACGAAAGCAGAATGGGTGGTCAATCGATGTTCGTGTATCCTTTGCGCAAATCTACATGGATAAAGTGTTGGATATGTTGAAAGGGGATTCCATTCATGTCGATCAGGAGCCTTCGTTACTGCTCAGACAGCGAATGGATGCGGATGGAACCGAGGAGGTTTACATTGAAGGTATCACAAACAAAAAAGTCAACACGGCCGATAAAGCGCTCTCTTATTTAATTCAAGCGAATGCCAACCGGGTGGTCGCATCCACTGATATGAACACGTACAGTTCCCGTAGTCATTCCATATTTATCATGCGGATTGAACAGACACACGTGGATGGAGATCACTTAGTATCTTCACTGTATCTAGTGGATTTGGCGGGATCTGAAAAAGCAAAGAAAACGAATGCCGAAGGACACACATTGTCTCAAGCATGCTACGTGAACAAGTCACTGACTATCCTATCCAACGTGATTTCAGCCTTGGTGAAAAAGAAGACTCACATTCCCTATCGTGACAGCAAATTGACACGGTTGCTTACGCATGCACTCGGAGGGAATTCCAATACACTCATGATTCTAACCTGTTCGCGGGATGAGGCAGATGTGCCTGAAACGGTGGCTACACTGAAATTCGGCAAGCGTGCATTATCTCTACCCAACAAGCCAAAGGTAAATCATGTGATGAAAGTGGAAGAATACAAATTGCTGCTAGAAAAGGCAGAAGAAACTCTAAAGACACAAAAGACAGTCATTGAAGCACTCGAGCGAGAAAATGCATCGTTAAGAAATACATCTGAACCCACTAAAATCGACCATTTGAGACGACAGATCGGTCATTTGCGCAAGAGTTTGGGGAGATCTGAAGACTTTCGCGAAATTGTTGTGGAAGATGTGCAACAACCTGAAGAGCTCAAATATGACACGGTCTCCGAAGTGACCAGCATGGATGATATAAGTGTATTGAGCGTGGATGAAGTGTTTGAGCCCAGTCAAAACTTGCCCGCCGTGGATCAGCCCATAATGGAAGAAGATGAACAAAAGGTTGTAGTGTCTCCAGCACAACGCCATTTCACACCACGGTCTGTTGCAGCATTATCGAATGAAATTGTCGCCACACTTCAACGCGAGGTGCGTGAGTTACAAGAGGAAAATCGTGATCTCAAGCGCATGAATCCCAGTCGAAATGTGCCGATTATCAGCAGTGCTCCAGAAGTTGCTCCCGTATCCATTGCACAGCCCATTCCACCACCACCCATCGCACCCGAAGAAAAGCGAGTGGAAGTTCCAGCCGCATTCACGGCAACACCCAAACAGAGTTATACGAGAATCATCTTATTGGGTGCAGGTGCATTCGTGGCGGTGGCATTTTTGGTGGCCATGGTTGCGCTTCGTTCTCGATATGCGATCACTTGGCAGACATGGCTACTTTTAGCAGGATTTGGAGTGGGTATGATTATCGCCGGTTGGGGATTTCCGCCACTCTAGGCCTTCCGCCCTGCTAAACCTCATAACCAAAGAATGTCTGACTCGGGTCCACCGTCACGTTACTATCACAAGTCGATCCCGGTAGTCCCAGTAGCAATTCTTGCAGCGAACGATGACCAGGCTTCAAGAGCATCGACAAGAAATCTTCTGGAAACTCGCAGTGAAATACAAAGACACTACTGCGAAAGACATGTGTGTTGTTGTTCAAACACATGTTATAACTCGGGCCATATTCCACGCCTAATCTGAACGCGTTGTTACCAACCATCCATATTACGTGGTTTCTTGTGGCATCAAATGATTCGTATGTCAATAAAGTGGAAATGGGTGTTTCACCCACGAGTAGGTGGCATTTTGAGGGGCATTCCAGTAGATTTCCCAGTGATTTCACCTCGTCGAAATTGTATTTCTGCAAGAGTGGTTGCCGGATGGCTCTGGGTACGGCTTGCATGAAAAAGCATGTTCGTTGAGGTACGTGTGTTTTGTTCATGTCTAAGTAATCAGGATCTGGATGAATGTGACGAAGCCCGCTGAAATCTTCGTCTAGTTTTTTGTTACGCATTTTGCACAGGATGCAATTGTTGCCGTGAAAGGGATTGCGGTATACATGTTCGGACAACAGACCAATGGGGGCCAGTAACTTAAACATTTATTTCTATTTGGATAACGTATACATCAACCAAAACACAACCGCAGTGACTATGATGGCAATGGCCGAGCCGATTCCAATCCAAATGTACAGCTTGTGCTGATTAAAGAATGAAACACCCGTGAGTTTCGAATAGAGTTCGGCTTGGACGCTCGAGTTGATTTTGTCCGATTCATTCAGTGAAGACACGGGTAAAACCGGTGTATTACGCAGTGTTGGTGTTTGGCACTGTTTCGATGTCATGCGTGGAAAACTAACATTTCCGTCGGCAAACACTTGTTTTAAGTCAATAACATCTGCTGGATTCGATGTGGCCACACCTTGTATTAAGATTGACAAATCTCCCGGAATCTGTTCAGTTAATGTTTTTGTCTTATTATTATACACACATTGTTGTAAAGCTAGTGTGACACCATTCTCCCCTGGTTTCACAGTCATGAACGAATATTCATCTCGAACGTCATTTGGTGCATACGGTAATCTGCAATTCTTGTTTGCCCCAAATCCAAAGAAATGTTTTGCCTGCTCGTGGAATACAATAGAATACCCCGGATTCAAATATGGGGTAATCAGTGCGGCTGGAATCATTTCCCTCACTGGGTTTATTACGCCGCTGGTGGTATCCACATTGTTCATTTGATTCAGCATGTATAGGTTGGGTAATCTGAGTATAAAATAATTTTCCGTGTCGGTGATGTTTCCCGTTACATACGGTCCATAACTAACATCATATGCGCTTGTGAATATGGTCTCAGACAGTGTGTACTTGTCCTGTGTGCATATAAACAGAGTGTCTGGATACTTGGAAATGTCGTATCCGTAGTTCTTGCTAATGATAGGTATCAGCGTCCCCTCACTCACATAACCCAGGTAGAGTCCCAGTCGATTTCCAGCTGAATCCGTCTTAATGTAATAGCAACCCCGGTCCTGTGTTCCACACGGTACAAATGAAGTCACTGCTAGATATGAAATGATCTCTTTATCCGTGGCAATATTGACGTTGTATTGAATGGAATTCACATACGGCACTGTTTCATGCAATGTCCCCCCAGTCCATTCACGCAGATTTCGAAATGTGTTGGTACCGTCAATACCAATCAAACTTTGGTCTGCATCCAATGTAAACACACACCCGTACACATCCGTCTTTAACTCGTATATCTTTTCCAGTGAATTGCCATGCACGTCCTTCATGTTCAGAAAGTAGGTTGAAAAGAAGGGTTGGACCTTGAGTTGACGCACAATTTTTGGTACAATTGCGCTGGACGTGGATTTGGGGTTCCACTTGAACTCGTAGAATGGTACTAGAACGGCGATGCTCAATAAGAGAACACCAACCAATGAACACGTCACAATTAAGACTGTGTGCATTTTCTTATGAGCGAATGCAGAAAAATATGTGGCTCACCTCACAATAGAGAAATGCCTGGAATACCGATTTGCCTCGGAGACGGTAAGAAAAGCACGAATGCCGTGTTAACCAATGGAAAACTCTTGGGAATTGTCACATTGGGTATTGTAGTATGGACTGCGGGCTGGTATTTAGTGGATGATATCGTATCCATCATCACTGCCAACAAGGCCATGAGAATACTGCTGTTTTCCGTGATTTACTTGATCTGTGCCATAATTATATTGCTGGTGGGGTGGGTATGACAAAAGTGTCCAGTGACTGCTGAAACGTTACCTGAAATGCTGAATGAATCGGCTAGAACTTGGTTTGCATAAATGAACGTAGGCGTGAACTCTGGATGTAGCTCCATAAAACACGCAAACAAATCATTCAACGTGGAAGGACGGGATCGTTCCAGTACATTCAACGCGTAATGCGTCAGGCATGTGAACAGAGAGGAACATGGCCTGCCGTCGGCGTTTGGCGGCGCGACAAATGCGTACTTCCAAACGTGGTCGGGCAGCGGTCGCAGAAAGACAGTATCGTGCCTGACGAATACGAGTTGTTTCTCTTGGAAATTCAACCAGAATGCTTTGCGGGTCAAAAGATGGTCTAATAAATGCGTGGATAATTCAATGACGGGTAGTTTCATGAATCTAACCTTCCAATCCTTCATTTCGAGTTTCAACTGGAATTCGTTTAGTTCACCGTGGAAGACGTACAGGTTGTGCCCTGGGCCTAGCACTTGCAGCATCACGCCAAGCGACTGGGTTAATGTATGGATTCGACGCGTCTCTATTAAGACCACTGCTTTAGTGTTGACGACATGGTTGATGTGGGGAGTAGTAGTGAATTTATGCAGATACGACGCCACTCGATCGTCCATTTTGTTTTGCTTCAGGAAGAAGAAATGGATCCGTTCAACTTTTCCATGTTAATGTATTTGTCATACGAAATTGTAGAAGTCACAGTATTCACACTTTCCATGCAACATAAAGCGTATTTGAATTTTAATATGTTTGGAATGCGTATTTTATGTACGGAAAACCCGGAATTAAATGTTAAACTTATAAAGCAAACGTGTATAAATAACAAACTCATGGATCTACTTAAGCTAGATCGAACCAAACTGGTGATTACTGGAGATCCACTCAAAAACCAAATTAATATCGGGGTACAGAAGTACATCCAGAACGGGGTGAACAACTTAGAATTAAAAGAAGAAAAAGAAGCTATAGAATTGCTAAATAAATCTAATGATTCTAAAAAATATGATACGATTGCAAGCCTCTGTCTGGATTTGTGCGACAATATTAACATTGCATTATTTACAATCAACGAGAGAAAACATGCCAAATTAAGTTTGTATGCTAAAGATACAACGGGAAATTCCCATTGGATACTACTGGTTGATTCAACGCAAACTTCCAAAGAAACACATGCTAGTCCCTTCGCAAAACTGGGTGTATTGACAGCAAACAAAAATTTATATGCATTAGATTCAAACATCCAAAATAAATCGTCTTTAACTTTTCCACATCAAATGTTTATAAATATTATGAACAAATACAAGCCAGACATTATCTATGACATGTCTCAGTTTACTAACACAATTCAAATCAACAACGCGATAACAAAAGACAGAACCTATCATTTTCTTAAAAAACATAGTAACATCAGACGTGTTGTACGAAACGTGCGTGTGTTAAAAGACGATCATGTGACGTTGAGTCGCAGTGCAACAGCTCGCACTGCAACAGCAAAAAAATCAACGATAGGCAGCAAATTAAGAAAACTCTTTGGACGCGGGAAGCATTAAGTTTATAACTAAATTCACAGTGAATAAAAATGCACTGGCTCACGATTGTGTTTATCATTATTCTAGCCGTACTCTTAGTGTCTCTAGTAGTTCTGCTGGGATTCATGTTGACGTCTCGTCCCACCGAAGTGAATCGATTAGCAGATGGACCGAAGAACGAGTTGAAAGCCAAACGTGGACAGCCCATTCTAAACGACGAATACCAACGCAAACTTGCCACTATGAACGACGAGCAGCTCCTAGACGAAGTTCAGCGTATCATCGAATCGATTGAACGTGACTTTAACGGAGGGATGCCTTTGCAATCCAGTCGAAATCTACTGGGATTCAGCTCGCATGCACCGCCCGATCCCAGTGAACAGGAGAATAATGAGCGTGCGCAACAGCTGTTAACCACTGTAGTACAGGATCATGGCGGTGCAGTTGAACGTGAACATGGTTCGGGACGTGGTATTGTGATCTGCGCGGGTGGTTTCGAATACGGCACGGATGCCTTGGTGCTCATCCAGTTATTGCGAAAGCGTGGATGCGAATTACCCATAGAAATATGGCACAGAACAGATGAAATGTGTTTGGAAATGGCGGAAGAATTTACAAAGTTAAATTGCACGGTTCGAGACATTGATGCGATATCGTCCATCAGTTTTCCCAACCGATTCGCAATCAAGCCGCTGGCCGTTTACTATTCTGCGTTTCAACAAGTGTTGCTTTTGGATGCGGACAATATTTGTGTGGCAGACCCAGTAGAAGAGTTATTCGATTTACTATCAGAAACACAACCAGCCGTATTCTGGCCGGATCACTGGCCGCTGGACAAGAATGCGCTGTGTTACAAAACACTCAGTAGTGATCAGTTGGCCAAACTTACGCAAACACTGACTCAAGACAGTGGTCAATTATTGGTGGATCGAAAGTTGTGTATGAAGGCGTTATCCGTGTGTGTGAAAATCAATGTGCAACTACACTCGCAGCTTAAGCGACTGTTCCCTGAGCCGTTCAATGGCGGCGACAAGGACACTTGGGTTTTCTCTTGGATCAAAACCAATACGCCGTTTACTATGATTTCAAATCGTCCGGGTAGTGCTGGCATCCATGACGCACAAGGACAGTATGTGGGTACCACATTGGTTCAATATGACCAAAATCTGAAACCTGCTTTCCTGCATAAGATTCGCGCCAAGTGGGCAAAAGAAACTCTGCGACCACAATGGGTAGAGTATTGGCGTTTCTTACATCCCTATCCTCGAGGACGTGTTCATCAATGGACTCATCGCTTTGAAGACGGCCCAGTAGAGAAGGCGCGATTCAACCAGAAATTCGGCGACGTTGAAGACGAATGTTGGGAGATTCTCAATGGAATCCGCGCGAACGACTGGTATTCGAAAAGATTTGCGACAGAATTGAAAGATTTAGGAATGTAAATAAATGAACCGAGTCATGAACCGAGTCCGTTCTTGTGGTGTGCGTGAAGATGATCAATTGAATAGTTTAGCACAGCATGAATCACACAGAAATCTTATGCGTTCGACTGGGATTGCTGACACGGGAAAAACACTATACATCAACATACAATACTATGTCATTTACCGCAATGCAGCGGAAAACCTTTCTCTCAGTTTGATTCAAGCGCAGCACCAAAAACTCAATATGGTGTTTAACAATCTGAATACCACCGGTTTGGACCTGGTGCCGGAAACAGGCAGATATGCCTTCAAAAGTGTGATTGGCAATTCTAAAATCGTGTATCTGCCCAGCAATCCACTGGTGCTGACAGAGTCCAACATTATTCGACTTAGCTATAGTGGTGCTCCATTTGATGGATTAACCAAAACACTAGCCTACGTGAAATCGCAAGGATTCTCGCCGATTCCAGGCGTACTCAATGCGTTTCTTGCCCCACTCCAAGACATTCTAGGTGAATCGGAAGTACCTGGCAATTCATGCTCCGTAGAGGTATTGTCGGTGGGAGGTGACTACCAAAGAGGCACTCTACCAAACTATGATCTGGGTATGTCGTTATGTCACGAAGCTGGACACTGTATGAGTCTTACGCATACGTGGAATGAAACGCAAGCTGTCCAAATCATGCCCGATATTCCTATTCAGAAACATCCCAATTACATTTTTGAATTCTACTCGGATGGGGCTAGAAATTGTAATCGTATGAAAGACTGTGCGCGTTATGCTGAAAACCAACCTGCATACACTGGACCAGTCGAATCTAGCGGACCATCGGCCAGCTGGATGTGTTCAGGTGCTCCATGTGCAGGCTGCACAGATACAAGCCTTCTATTCGAAATGGGTTGTGGTGTTATGGACTACGCCACCGATCCAAATATGGTCATGTTTTCCGCTGCACAGTGCCTAGCCATGCGCGCTTGCTTACTCACAGAATCGAATGGGATTGCTTTGAAAGCCAGTGATGGTGGAGTGTTAACGTCATCCTCTCCAGCCGATTCCTGGTCAAGTTCGACCCCAAACTCGTCGCAAAATAGTCCGACGAGTGTCTGGTCGAAAGTCAAGTGGTATGTAATTATCGGCGCCAGCGTGATGGGCGTCTTGTTGCTCACGCTAATCATTGTCATGGTGGTCGTCCTACATCGACGAAAAATCTACAAGAAATCGGATAGGAAATAAATATGCAATTCGTATGGAACAGTTATGGTTGGTTAAAATCGTTTTGGGCAAAACCAGAGGTAAACGATGAAAATTGCAAAGAACTTTTATATCTTACATTGTCTGAACAGAGCCAGATTATGTCCACATATTGTGACAGTAAACGCTTGCTTAACTATCATATGCCTCAACATGTAAGGATATCGTGCAATATGAATTTTCAAGATAAAGAGCTTGATACTATTAAATATGTGTATAAGATAAATTCATGTGACAGTAAAAACAACATGTTACTACTGGGAAATGGTATGGATTTTAGCGGTTATGCCTCATTAAAATTTGTAGTTGACAACAAGGTGGGAGCAAACGTTTTAAAACTGTTAGCCCGTGATATAGTATCTCATGTCCGGGCGTTACATAAAGAATCTAAAATACTTGGACCGATCAATGAAAACATGATATTGATATGTGGAAACAACAGGGTACGTGATCCACAATTGTTTTTCTTAAGCTTAAACCATTATTATAAACCCAGAAATATTGAACATGAAAAATCAAAAGATATGTACAGAATCATGAAGATAATGTATGATGCAGTTGAAAAAGGAAAGAAAACAGAAAAAAAGAACCCTAAAGATGACATGGAGTTCATAACATGGCTTGAACATAATGATATTTTTAAAATTACTTCAACCAATCCGATATATCGATTAATTATATATATGGATGATGAAAAATATGAACAACTATGGGATTTGGACCCGCTGAAGCCGTTCGTGTTCGAAGAGAACCCGGGGGTAGAGGAGAAAACGGAGGAAGTGGTAGAGGAGAAAACGGAGGAAGTGGTAGAGGCACTGCCGCCACCCAAACCAAAAGGAAAAGTAAAAATATCAAATGAACTAAAAAAAGCATATGATAAACTTCCTGATCTGACTGATCCACAGAAGGGTGATATAAATACTATACTTCAGACGGTTTCATCTGCAGCGGGAAATGTGAAACAATTGATAGCTTTGGCCCAGAGGGAAGAAAAGTTTAAGGAAATCACCGATGCCATTGAGGCAAAAGTACCGTTTGTGAAAATTATGGAGTTTTGGTTGTCCTCCAAGAAAACGTTTGATTATTTAAAAGCGTTACAAAAAAGCGACATTTTATGGCGGGGGATGGATGTGCCACAATTGTGGCCTCCCAGACTGGTATTCAAGCCCGGATTTCTTCCTAAATTTGTCCTACAAATGAAGGATGCTAGTATAACAGATCCTTCAAAGACAAACGCACAAGAAATTATACATTACTTCGATATTATAACACAACGCGTTAATGTTGATATCAGCGACCTAAAACAGTATTTGTTAAAATCAGACTATGACGCGTTCATAACAAACCTTTTAACCAAAAAAAATTTTGAGTCATCCATGAATGTAAGGTCACGTGCTAAATCTCGATCGAGTTCGGCTGAAACTCAACAAAGCGGCTCGAGAAGTATTCAGTTATCGGCGTCGAGTGGTTTACAAAGTAGTTCATCACGTCGCAATTCAGATAGCCGCATTTCAGATAGCCGCGCATCAAGTCGCGCACAAAGTCGCATTTCAAGTCGCACACCAAGTGTATCACAACAAAGATCAAGAAATCAATCAGTAAGCACACCAGTCTGTGATGCATTGGCCACATCTGCGCTAGAGTGTGTCACGCAATGCCAAAATATGGAAGACGTCCACTACCCCTTTAGAGTGGTGATGAATGTTCAAAACGTACTAAAATGTTACAATGTTCAGACTCTATATGAATATCAAGATTCACTACCTGAATTCAAATGGTGGAGGAATATGCCCACATTTCTACGTGATCAAAGGGATTTCATCGTCCAGAAATATACATTTTTACACAACAATCTAGTCGCACATGTGGCAAAAACAATAAATTATATGTTGCGTAAAGTGAACGGCAATACGACTGATGGATTGTCATACACTAAAGAAAGTAAATATGTCTCATGGGAAGGCAATAAAGAGGATATTAACGCATTCACACAAAAACAGATGAATGTGAATAGACGTAAATATTTAAAGACGAGATTGTTTTGCAATGGTGTGCCAGCTTTGGAAATCAACGGTTGTGGGTATAACAACAATGTGCCATATGTTGGTAGATTTTCTTTATTCAGCTCAGAGTTTGATACGTCGCAAAAAACAATATCATGCGCTTGGAACAAGTACGGGGATTTAGTGCATGATGAAATCAAAAATCTACTGAAGGGAAGACATGTAAACGTAAGCAGAAAAGGTTTAGAATGGATATCGATAAACCCGCGTGGCGAATTAAGATCCCTATACGTGCCATTCGGGTTTCAGGGGATTGCAGCAGAAAATTATCGTATAAATAAAAAAAATTGACATAAAGAGAAATGCGTAAAGCCATTGGATATGTGACTGGTTTTGGTCGTAATAACTCAGAAGGCGCTGCGGGCGGTTTAGGGTATGCCAGAGCTGACCCAAATTATAAGCCGGTCCAGCCAAATCCACAAGGAGGAAACCCAAAACCACCACAACAACGTAGAGTTTCTGATGGGTCTCGTTCTGTAGGACAACCTATTCAAACGCAAGGTTGGTTAGCATCTATTAATCAGAGACTTTGGAGTGCAATAGCTGGTCAGCAGACAAGAATTTCGGCAGTACTGTCATCAACAGCCCTAACATTAGGTGAAAGCAAAATAAAACACAATTTCGAAACTGGAATATATTTCAAGAAAAGACAAGTCACAGATGACAAATATCAGTATACCATTGGTGGTTTTGAAATTGAAGGTGTTGAAAAAAGCAATGCACAAAAGTTGATTACAAAGTATGAACAGCATCGCACAAATCATGAAGATATATATAAAAATTACGAATATTTTTGCTTACCCACATTTTTCACTTTTTCTGAAAAATACGGGCGTGTGTTTGCGACAGACTGTAGTCGTGAATATGGAAGTGTAGATAAGTATAATTATGCACATGAGAAGCCCTTATGTGACGCAGTGGAAACCTTGCACAAGAAAAGTATATGCTTAACTAATGCAACCACTGTAATAGATATGGAGAAAAACTATTTAATTTTATTTGACAAGAGAAAAAAGACAGCTATTTTTGCAAGTACAGTCTTCCTGAATGCTGAACCGGCGCCGGAGTTTAGTGATTACAATAGAAGTTTGGACTGGATAAATGTATGTTATATTATCAGCAAACATAGAAAATCAAAGTTTGATGAGTATTACAAAACAACGTGCAAACAATATAAGATTAGGCCTGCTGATGAAATAGTGGAAGCGTTCCTTGAATATATGTCAGAACAAACCAGAGGAAATCAAAATCAAAATTCTCGCAAACTGGAGGAAAACCCCAGAGCCAAACTTGGACAAAAGCTACGGGCACAGTATGCGAATGCGTCAGAGACTGATGTCGAAGTTCCATATGTGGAAACACCAAATCCAAACGAAACGCAAGAAGAACGAATTAATCGAAGATATGCCTTATGCGACGGTGCAGAAACCGCAGATGCAGATACCACTGAGAAATGTACAAAATTTTGTGAATGGTCACCATTACAGTTGCCGAATCGTTTTCGTGTGGTGATTAAGCACCATGGAATACTTGGATGTTTCAATCTGCAGCAAGCATACGAAGAGTGTGTAGCTTTTGAGACCAATCAGAAGAGGAAAATCAAGGAAATATATAAAAGTATGCACGAGCAATACGCAATGGAGATAATAAAGTTTTTTCAGCGGTTTAACCGACATTTATCTATAAAAGATACAGATGTTGTGGAAACGGAAGATAAAAAAGGAAAACGGGAGTACCTTAAAAGTATAATATACATTGAGAATGCTCCGGATAAGCCAGCAATCGAAGTGAATGGAATAGGTTATACGACAAAACGCAGGTATACTCCTCCGTCAGGTCGTTATAAGCGTATGTTGAATTGGTTTTCAAAACAACAACTGGACAGTGATCCACAGAACAGTATTCACTTTGAAAGGAATGAACGTGGGAATGAGCTTTTTGGATTGTGCAAAAATTTAACTGATATATATACAGATGAGGAAACTGGAATGCATTATTACATGGATCCAACAGGACCGAGACTGGTGCCTTTTGGTATATACGCGGCACTGTTGGACGCCAAGACGAATAAACCTCGACGATTGGATCAACAACGACCAATTCAAGCTCAAAAGCCAACTCAAGTCCCAGCTCAAGTTCAAAACCGAGGTCAAGCTCAAGTACAAGCTCAACCAGCCCCAGGCCACAAGGGTAGTTTTACAAGCGAAGAGGAAGAAACCTTAAGGAAAATTGTTGAAGAAATTAATGACCCCGAAGTGACCGTTGATATGCTTAAAGACATAGTAAGACAAGAAAACTTAAGTGTGGCCGAATTTGTCAAAAAAATAGAGAGAAATAAATAAATGCATCTATTTTCGTCTGTATATTAATAAAAAATGACATGTCGCAAAGCACTGTTGTTTGGTTTGAACTATGTGAACGATCCAAGCTGTCGTTTGGATGGTTGTATTAATGATGCGAATAATGTCCGGTCCCTTCTAGTAGATCACTTGGGCTATCAAGCGGACGACATTATGATGTGTACGGATAGCACGCCGATAAAACCCACTAAAGTCATGATGCAGCGTCTGTTGCGCGAACTTGTGCTTTCAACACACCGTCTGCAAATCAATCAGATCTTCATCAGTTATTCTGGACACGGTATGAATGTGGGCACGGAGCAAAAAGATAACGCTATTGTCCCAGTCGATTTTAGGAGTAATGGCGTGATTACGGACTATGAGCTGGCGGCGCTGATCCGGCAGGTACATCCGAGGACAGACGTTATCATGCTCATGGATGCGTGCCATAGTGGAAGTATGTGCAACCTGCCGTATGTGTATTCGGTGGATAAGTTTGTTCAAGATGAAAGCTTGAGTGTATCTTGTAGAGCACTGCTGGTATCCGGATGTCGGGACGATCAGGTTTCGCAGGAAGCGGATCTGGATGGGGATAAGAGAGAGACTGGAATGGCAACGGATGCGTTTATTAATGCGATATCAGAAAACAACTATGATGTGACTTGCGTGAATCTTATCATGTACATGAATGCATACATGCAAAAGCATAATTTTCCACAGAGACCTCAGTTGAGCAGCTCTAGAATGCTTTCGGAAACGTGTATATTTGTATCAAGTGCTGAAGATGGTCGACCATTTTTTTGCCTATGATTCCACACGACCACCCACTGAAAAAATACATAAAATAAACATATGCAGACGTTTGTTGACAGTGATGGCAAGTTGACGATAACTCTGCCTCCTATCAAAAAAGAAGCGCAGGAGGAAGAACCGGAGGAAGAACCGGAGGAAGAACCGGAGGAGGATACGGAAGAAGAACCAGAGGAAGAGCCAGAAGAAGAACCGGAGGAAGAAGAGAACGACATTGGAGAAGAAATGAAGCAAGAATTGGATGAACGTGTAAATGCCGAGCCACCGTCGAAAAAACAGTTTGCACAACTTTTTGAGAGAAACAGTTCGAATGTAAGAAAACCAAAGAGTTATTATGGGCCGACTTCTATCGAGCCAGCGGCATCAACATTCGAAACAACGTTCAAGTTTGACGCACAACCAGCAACTTTCAATTTTGGTTATGATCCAGCTGCCTTTAATTTCACACCTTCGTTCAAGTTTGAAGAGACAAAACCAGTTCAAGTCCCAGCCCCAGTAGAACTTCCAGTTCCGGTCCCAGTCCCAGCCCCAGTAGAACTTCCAGCAGTCCCAGCCCCAGTAGAACTTCCAGCAGTCCCAACCCCAGTAGAAATTCCAGTTCCTGCCCCAGTCGCAGAAGAAGCTAGCGTTTCAAACGATTCTGAATCAGATCTTTCGTCGGATGAAGAGGAGCAAGAAGATAAGCCTGATTTACACGGGGCGGAGCTAAGAAATATCTCTGATATGGTTGGTTCGTTGAATTTGAAGATATCTGCCTTGCTTTTGCATCGACCGCAATTCGGTGCACAACACGCCATTTCCATGTTGATTTCTTTGGGTGTTGGATACCTCTATGGACTGAGCACCGTGTACCGCCCTGGATCTACTGGGTCCTTTAGCAATTATCATTGATGTTGAGTTATATAAATGCCAACGTATGCGCTTGTACTCATTTGGTTGTTGATTTTGTTGACCATTGGTATGTTTATCGTGGCAATTATTGGAATGAGCAGGCCAGGATTAAAGTTGTGAAGCTCAGATGAACAATTTGGACCTAGCCGAAATCATAATTACCACACTGAGAATACATAATAGCAAGAATCCTTCGACGCCAACGAAACACCATACTACACTTGACGTGTTCATGTCGGTGGACACAATTTTTTTTATTTGTATATAGAATAAATAGCATGTCGACTGCAGTGTTGTCTGATGTTCGTTTTTGGATGGAATATTTCCGCGTACGCTTGGATATGAACAAGCTTCCGGAGAGCAATCTGTCTCGACTGGGCGAAGCTTTGGACGCGAAATTTCTGAATGAAATGTCCGTACCGGCAATGGATACAACGTGTTGCACGGCTGAAGTCCCCGTGGTTGCAGCTGAAGTCCCAGTCGAAATTCCGGCTGAAGTTCCAGTGGTTGCGCCTGAGGTTCCAGTGGTTGCGCCTGAGGTTGCAGCTGAAGTTCCAGAGGTTGTGGCTGAAGCACCAGTCGAAGCTCCGGCTGAAGTTCCGGTGGTTGTGGCTGAAGTGGTCACGGAAGTTCCAGCGCAATGAAATTTTTATTTCATTTTGAAATGAATAAACATGCCAAAGGAACACTCGCCGAAAGAGCATGCGCCCAGAGATTACACGGTGGCGTTCTGGATTGTGTTAATTCTTCTGCTTCTGTTACTCGTTGCTGCCATAATTGTCGGTATGGTGCAATCCTCGAAGACTCCTCAGGTTATTGATGGTCAATTCCGATTTCAGAATCAGAGCGCGCACAACCACTTGTCTGAAACGGGTGAAATCAACTATTTCGTGCACATGACTTATGGTGCTAAAGTGGATAACAGCAAGATTGCCAGTCGATCGGATGTTCTGAATATCATCAATACGTGCCCGTCTTTAATTACCGCAACGAGCACGGATCCGTGGGAGCGCGTGGCACAGGATATTGCCAACCAGATTTGGTCGTCATTTAACTGCTACGGTGTATCGGTGGAGTTGGTTATTCCCCTCGCATCTGCGGATCCCACCGGAAACACTACGATCACGGCCACGTTCAGCAAAGGCTATATCAACCGCGCCATTCGGCTGGACTTGCAACCCTATTCGAGTTCCCAATAAAAATAAACAGTGCATCCATGAGAATTCCACTGGTGTTCATGTTGATCTGTTTGGCGGTATGCGCATTTGACTTTGAGGTTCCATGTCACATTCGAGGAGTAGTGTCGATTTCATGGCGACCTCCATTCACGTGTTTGAATGGTTATCGAGTGGGAAACTCTACGGAAGTGCTCCAAAATTCAACAATCACAACCAAATGCTTGGACCACCCACCCCGAAAACTCTCGATTCAATGTGTGCAAAGTGCAAAACCACCCAAGCCCGTCCATGACAAGACGGCCGTACACGTTTTTACACTTTCCGTTATTACGCTCTTTGTGTACAATGCAATAATATACGACGAGCCGCCCGTTATGACACGCAAACCAGTTCTCCTGGCTAAATAAATGACGGACGCCGCACCAGACCAGGAACTGATTGAGGGAACATGTCCACATTGCGGGATTTATATTGCCGTGATGAAGAATGAAATTGCATGCGGTATATTTCGATGCGGAATTCTGAAGGACGGGCAACAGATGAACCCACATGCCAGTCGAGAAGAGTGCGAAAAAACCGAAGTGCAGGCAGGGTGCAAGAAACCATTCAAATTCCACGAGAATCGATTTGAAGTTTGTGATTACATTTGAGCCAATGCTCTATACTCATCTCGGGCCTTCTTTCTTGAATCCAATCCAAACACGCGCCTGAGTCTTTGTTTTGGAGCTAAACTGGTTTCTGGTGATGTTATTCCGATTTCTTTGCCACCGCCTCCGAATGCTTTTAGAAACTCCATGCGCTGTTCTTTGGTAAAATGTTCTTCAGGTCTAATGCGTACTCTCGTGAATGTTCTTGTTCGTGACAAGGAAGGACGCTTGTTTTGGGGTATCGTCCACTTTTCGATTTTTCGATCGTATGCATGTTTTATTCTGCTCAATACACCAGCTTTGGTTGGATTCATAGGCATTTGCTTCTGGGCGTCGGATGGCGTTCTTAGTATTTCTGAATTTTCAGGTACATTCATTAAACGTGTTGGGTGTTTTTGAATAGGAAAATGAAACCTCTGCAACGTTTTTAAATAATCAACACTCCTTCGTCGACCATCAGTCAACATATCTTTCAATTCTTTGACAGGATTTTCTATGCGTGCTTTTTGATTCATTTCTTGTTCAGTGTATTGTATTCTAACATACCCTTGGTCGTCAACATCGCGTATCAAATATAGAGATTGAAAATCATCAAATACAGTTGGACGTTTATCAAATAATAAAATCCATTTTTTTACATCAGGTTTGAAGAAGCGCTGGTGAATTTTTGAATGGTGGTGTTTGTTTTTTGAAAATATTGCCACATTATAAGGTAATAATTTGAACAATTCATTTTTGTCGTTTACGTTAAAATTAATGTTGTTAATATTTGTTTTAATTTGCTTTGGGTTAATATACCTTTCGGATAAGTTAGCCATTATCTGTATGAATATATCCATTCTATATGATGCATTACTTAGGTGGTTTCCTAAACCGTCTATGTGAAGTACAGACTTTACTGAATATAAACTCTCGCGCACTATGTTCCGGTGATCATCCATACTCATTTATTCACATACACTTTCTTCGCAAATCAGACGAATACAACAGTCCAAGCACTTTGGTGGAACTGACAGTTCTCTGATGATTTGAGGCACGCATTCAGAGTCGTAATCATCGTCCGTCAGCAGCTTCCAAATGATTCTAGCCGTATTTTGGGTGGGTGCAAACCGATCTATGATGCGGTAATCCTTGCGCTGTTCGTATTCAGGATGCACGTCTGACCATATGGTGGGTCCGGGCAGATTGGGATATGTGCGTCCTTGAACTCCAATGCACTCAATGTTGGGATTGGCCATGAAGGCTAAAGCTCTACCAATGTAGCCATCTGGGATACCGTGCACATATACGAATGATTTTGCCTGTTGAAACAACGGGGATACAAACGTAATGGTGGGCGCATAGCGTTGGGCCAAGTGCTCTTTGCAGAGATCCATGGGTATGAAACCTAGTCGAAACTCCAGTCGAATACATAATAAAAACTACTGGGTCTTCATGGATATCTATCGAGACATCATGTATAATTCTGCACATGCATTGGATTTGTATGTACCCAGAAAGCGTAACTCTACAGTAGTGATATTCGTACACGGTGGAGCTTGGTTGATGGGGGACAAATCGCGCACAGAACCCCAGTGCAAACTACTGGCACATCACGGGTACACTGTGGTCTCATGTAATTACACGCTATGTGGTATGCACGTTATCGCCAGAGCCATGTTATTCTGGTGCTCGATATTGGGTGTTATTGTATTGTTGCTCAACCGAACGCGACTAGTGTACATTGTGGGGTATTTATGTCTCTGTATTTTCGGCTGGATTTTCTACGTGATTGAAACGGCATCGCCCCAGCATATCACGGACGTTGAACTTGTATTGGATTGGGTCAAGGACAATCTGCATGCATTTGCCGACCATTCCAAACGCATTCTAATCGGGCATTCAGCTGGCGCACACTTGGCGTGTCTACTGGCCAGCAGACGGTATATGGATGTGCATGGAGTGGTGGCCATTTCGGGCGTATATTCACTATCCAGACTGAATGACGTGACGGGTGGCGATTGGCTCTTGGATACTGCATTTGGCCCATTAGATGATTTCAGCAAATATTCACCAGTCGTCAATGTGCATCAACACTGTCCCCCGCATTTACTGATTAATGCGAAAATCGACGTTACATTACAACGGCATGCATGGGATATGACACTCAGCTTAAAAGAGCATGGTGTGTTTGTGCAGGCCATGACCGTGCCAGGAGACCATCTAAGTGTGATGCGAAAATGGGAAGAGCCAACCAATCAAGTTTTTTCCACTATTCTGCGGTTTATTACTGAAGTGGCTAATCTAAGTGCTCCATGAGATTCGACTGGAGCTTCACCGCATTCAAACATTCGGCCGTGGGCTTTGCGTCAAACATGGAAGCGACAGATTTGGTTCGGACGGCTACTCTGTTTCCTACGCCAATGACATTATTTGTCTGCATGAGAGTTTTCAGGTTGGACAAATCCAGCACATCTTCTGGTTGTACGTATAGAATCCACTTGCACTCTGTCTTGAGAAACGTTTGATACAGTAAATCCAAGTCGAGCACATTTTCAATCAAGGTGATTTTCGACTTGAAATCACTTAGGTATTCCGACTCGTCATTCGATTGATTTGAAAATAAAATATATACGTGATCCACCTGTTTCAAATAGTGTTCCAATATGCCCACCAGACTCTGGCCGGTTTGCGTGGTATCCAGCACAATTGACAAGTCATGCTGGGGTTCCAGTCGAATTCTACTGGATACACTCGTGTCAATCACCGAGTCGAGTGACGTGGCTTGGCACATGTGATTGATAAACGCGGATGGTACGTTTACGGTGGACACTGCGTCTGCAAAGTATGTTTGATTGAGTGTAATGTGTCTATACGGCAGTCGTTCTCTGATCACGCAAGATTTTCGCAGTGATCGTGGTTTCTGTACATGACCAGAGTAGCCATACTTATAAACCGGAATAGAATAATTACATGCATGTTTCAGGAGTGGAAGTTGCAAAAACATGTCGTTATCAAGCTCTATTACCCATTTGCATTCGGAGGTGGCTACCGTTTTATCGCTATACACATGCATTCCGAGTTCCAAATGATGCTGGATGAACTCAAATGTTGGATTCACGCAGACCACGCCCACTTCATACTGACGTACAGGTGAATCATACCCAAACTGTGAAAGAATGGCCAATTCGTCAAAAATTTCCCCAGACGCCGAACCAGCTCCCACGTATATCACTGCGGCCAGATCTGGTCGGTCCAAGCACGTGCGATCGGCAGCGATGGTCTTCAACCAAGGTGTTTTCTCAGTGAATTCTATTCGAATTCCACTGGCATTTTTGGTGGTACACATACTCTCGAGTTGCGGATGACTTTTGAATTCGTCAACGCACACTTTAGCTTGGACAAACTGAGGTCCGGTCAGATCTTTTAGGGCGTCGAATAGACGGTGTTTGCGCCCATACACGAATTCGTTTGGAGTCACGATAAGTGCCCAACGAGTGTTTTTGTAGATCATGTGATAGACTTGGTTGTAAAGTTTCAGCGTATTGGTTTCATTGAATATTGGGTAGACTGTAATGTCATTATCGCCGGTCATCGGAAACTTGGATGTTTGTATGATGTGAAAGTGACCCACCCCTTGTGTGCGATAATGCTTGAGGAAATCGGGAAAGTGTGTGGGTAGTTCATTCAGCACAGTGATGAGGTTGAGCGAAACCGCTGGACTTGGGTCGGGTTGACGGACGACAGGGATTGGTTTTCGTCTCCGTTTACTGTATCGAACGCCGAAAAAGGTGGCCACGGCCATTGCGCTCGCTATGAACATGAAGAGTAAATTGACTTGCCAGATTCGCATTGTTTATTTATTCAAATATAAATAAATGCCTATCGCGCCTATTTTTCACCAAATGTGGAAATCCAAGGACATTCCAGAGCCGTTCAAGGAGGCACAATCAGCGGTTCAGGATTTGTGCAAAACGCACTCCTGGGAATATCGATTCTGGGTTGAATCCGAGTGGTGTGATTTGCTGGACAATGAATATGCGTTCTTGCGAAAAACCTATGAGAAACTCAATCCCATTCAAAAGGTGCATATGGCCAAGTATATGATTCTTTATCACTTTGGAGGAGCCTATGTGGATCTGGACTGTGCGCCTACCAGTCAATTGAATGTGTGGATGACATCTCCATCCGATCTAATTCTGGCTCGTGATCAATACGGGTATGCATGTAATGTGTTTATGGCTAGACCCAATCATGTATTTTTCAAGCACTTATTACGAGACATTATTGCGTTCAAATCAAACAATGTATTGCAAATCTTCAGACATTACGAGATTATGGCCAAGTCTGGCAAGTTGGCGTTTCAAGCTCGGGCAGAAAATACGGATAAATCGACTGGAGTTCACGTGCAATCCCATGAGATTCCACTGGTCTCCAAGGTCGCGCATAACGTTCCCAGTACGTGGCGAGAATGGGACTCGGATGTGTACGAGTATCTGGAATACGCTTGGCAGCATCGAGACAAAATTATGTTGGTCGCGGGAGTGGTATTGGCATTGGTAGTGTTAATCTTGATTGCCGTGGTGTTTTCGCGATTGTCGGCGAAGAAAAACATAACGTCAATAGTCTAGAAATAATGGACGGATCGCGAAAGTCCGGTACCTTTCTGTAAGCGGGACAATGGTCGCTCCAACACCCGCAAAATACCTTTCCCAATGAAATCCAGACTTGAGCACGATTGGAACTGTGATCCTCTTCTTTCACCATACAGTAGGTGGATCCTTCGCCTGTGAGTTGTAGGTTGATGGATCCATCGTCCTTGTTTCGATGAATGTACTTGGTGATCTTTGAAACTGTGGCCAGTCTGTACCGATCGTGTATCACTTCCAGTAGCTTTCGAACAGCATTGTTGATTTCCGGAGTGATTTTCACGTCGAATCCTTTGGAATCCTTGCGTTTCACGTTCATGCAGCCAAACGATATGAGTCGCTTTTGAACGTCGGCTGGTTTCTCGGTTTTGGTCATCTGTCTGGCCTTAACCTTGGACGTGCCTTCGGGTACCTTTCCTGCCATTTCAAACAGCGTATAGGTGGGCATTCCTTCGGGTACTTTGACTTCCGCAACAGGATGCGCCATTCCCCAAATAGAAGTTTGCGTTAGCTCTTTCATGAGATTCGTTCGAAACGTATTCGTGTACTCCTCGTCCACCGAAAAGTCTGGATTGTACACGTTGACCAGATTGTACATGTTGATATCCAGACAATACTTCTCTGAATCACAGATCTTGCAAGCAGGCTTGAATGACCCTTGTAGCTCCTGAATGTCTTTGCTGGTCTTGAACACAGGATCGTTGCAAAAATAGCAAACAATCTTTTTTGCCGAGTGAGGTGGTCGCAGTTGAACAACATCACACAGCTTTCCGCTTTTAGACTTGATGTATACATTGTCCAGCACAGAAGCCAAATCGAAACGCTTCAAGGCCAATGAGGCAGCGTGACTGATTTGTGCGCCCATTTCAATTCGAACACGTCGGTTAAATAACAAATGAAATCCCAGCGCGACAATCCACTTGCCATTGCTGTACTTGGGCTTCACATGCGAGTCATAGAGAAACATTCGCAACGAACGATCGGGAATGTACTTGACCACCGTAGCCAAAATAGCCTTAATATGTTCCATGAGAAATTCTCGTGGAGTCACTTGCTTAATATCTGGGAAACGGTAGTCGATTTCCAACGCCAACAACGCGCGGTCTCCATCGCAAGACTGCTCATTCATCCCCGAGTAACGCTTGGTTTGAATGTCCACCGTCCGCAGTCGAAAGTAATCCGCCATACGATCAGGTGGTACATAAAACGTTCCACCCGAAAATGCAGTCAAATTGGCAGGCGCATTGGGCTTTTTGGCAAATGTGCTTTTCAGCACGGGAAGCAGATTGGTCCTCACATACATGGGAAATGAGTACTCTTGGAAGTAATCCGTGAGAAACTTTTTCATATCGTCTTTCACACACCCGATGGTTTGTTCAGTGACCTGAACTTTGGGCTTTTTGATGACTAACGTCGTGGGTGCCACATCGGATACAGGGGCCGGACGTTTGTTGATTTGCGAAAAGAACAACGCATAATCCTGTGCTGACATTTCTTTATTTTACATTTTGTCTCATTTCGAGTCCCAGTAGAATTCTATTGGGTTGACGTAGAAAAAACATGCAAGCCAGTGTTATCATTGCTATTGTAATTGCCGGATTTTTGGTGGGTATGGCTTTGGTTTGGCTGGGAGTAAGCTGGTACACTTGGCGCAAACTATCGAAACTCAACTCACACATGCCTCTGGTTCCCATCGATATTCAGGAGTATAAAGGCAAATGGTATGAAATTGCGCGAAATCCTTCACGGTTCGAAAAAGGGTGTTCACAGGCCATTGCAGAATACACGCCCAAACCCGGCTACATTCAAGTGAAAAATCACTGTATCAAGAATGGCAAAACACAAACCTCGATTGGAAAGGCATTTGCAACAGAAAATAAGGCCGTATTGGGTGTGTCTTTTTTCCCCGGCATCTATCGTAACTATTCTGTGGTTTATCGTGATCCCACCACATCGATTGTCAGTGAGCCCAACAAGAAATACCTGTGGATTCTATCGCGAACCCCATCGCTTTCCAAACGCAAACAGTCGCAGGTCATGTCCTGGTTAAAAGACCACCATTTCGACTTGAAGCGTTTGGAATTTCCGAGCGTCGCACCGAAAGTGAAAATAAATGGAGATTGATGTTCCTGCGTTGATATGTCTAGTTTGCATTCTTGTGACGTATGGTGGAATACTGCTTCCATGGCAAGAGAAACGCACGGATTTGGTCCGGATAAACGACAGACTCTTGCCTGTATTCTCAGTTGAAGACATGTCTGTCCCCATTGCGTTTTTGCACTGGTTTTCGTTTTTCTTGTTCTTCTTGATGTGGGGTATGTGGGATATCAATCAAACTGTATTCATGTTTATCACAGCTATTACCGTACGGTCGATCATCTTATTTCTACACCCATTCGAAGCACCGTTAGACTGCATACCATTACGTGATCCGATTGTCGAGTATTTTGTGGGAAACCAAGATGCACCCTTGATTCGTGACTTGTCTGTCAGCGGTCACGTTCTTGTCACGGCATCTTTTGGAATTCTACTGGGAAGCCCTTGGACAGACATTTATTACGCCGTTTCTATCATAGAAGGCATAATGCTCATGATCATGCGAGCACATTACACTGCAGACATTTTTCTCAGTCTGTTTGTCGCTCCCAGCTGCTATCAATTGTCACGTCTTTTTGCATACGCATGGAATGCATATTCGCTCTGGCCTTTTGCGTACGTATTCGCAGCAGTACTGATCGCCAGACGCATTATTTCCGAATGATCCGGTCGAAACTCTTGCCGATTTCCAAATGCGTTCTCGTCGAGTGGCGCAAAATATCCTCGGTTATGCCTGGAGTTTTCGCCAACTTGAACGCATACTCCAGCGCTTCGATTTGAACCTTTGCGAATTCGACGATGATCTGTTGGAGTCGGGCAAGAGAGACACTGGTGGGTTTCGGGATCAGCCTTTTGCGCACACCGATAAAGTAACGTTCTGAATTACATATACGCGATCCCCAGGGCTTCAATATGTATGCTTTGTCAAAACGTCGCGTCATTTCAATCAGTAAGGCCTGTGTGTTGGCCTCGAACATGTCGAAGAACTTGACCACCAACGTTCCTTCTGGCATAAGCCGATCAAACCCTCTGAGCATTTGTGCTTCAAATAAAGTGTAGTTCTCAGCTTCTTGATTGCTTGGGTCCGCCTCAAATCCACCATCCCCGGTGACCAAATTGACCTGAAGCGCATCGGGCAGTGGTTGCGTAATCACGTCTTGAAACAACACTTTGGATGGATCTCCTGTCCACTTGATGCTGTCTGGCAGTGTTACTGCGTGCCAATCCAGTAGCTTTTCTTTCAGCCAATCGGCGGTGGCCTGCTGGAATGCGCCCGGAGCTTCGCATAGAAATAACGCTTTCACTCGTTCATTGGGTGAGAGGTATCGTTTCAATATTTCCAGCATTTTAAAGTAGGCTCGGGAGATCACTCGATGCTCCACTTTGAGGTATTCACCCGGATTCACAAACTTGGACGCCACTGAAAATAGTTTGACGCTTGGTATTTCATTCTTCAACAGATTTAAGGCTGTTTTGACGGATTCACACTCTGGACTTGTTTGCGATGGTTCGTCCTCCAAACACCATTCCATTCCAGACATACATCAGTTTGGCACAACGGAATAGCCCGTAGAAATCTACTGGGGCTTCATAGGCACAGGCACACGAATATGTGGATTATATTTATTTTGGTTTACATGTGAATAAATGAATAGAAGCTTCACGTGACGATGCTGCAGAAGCTCCTGCCGATGCTGCAGTATTTCTTGCTAAGAGAGCGTTGGTTAAACTATCAGTGAGGTCTGTTGATTTTCCAAAATACGCTGCAGTTCGTTTCAAAAATCAGGATCGCATTGATACTTTGTATTGGCTTGAATTTATTTTTGAAACTAAACTATCATTCGACAACAATAGAATTGAGGCTGAAATTAAAGTGGACCCCAATAAAGATAACACCAAGATAATAGATGTAAAAACGCTCAACAAATACGAGATTCTAAACAGGCTTGCAGAATGGACGCAAATAATTATCTTCAAGAAAAACCAGCGACTTCACGCAAAAGTTCACAAAGTGTTGGGTGCTGTGGATGAAAATGAAGCGGAAACGTGTGTAATAATAATGGATATTAATCATGCGGATGCAAATGATTTCGGGTCGATGAGTATTATAATGCAGCCGGTTGACGAATTTAAACACAAAATGGATTTTACGCATAAAGAACGAAATGATTTTATACTAAACAATAAAGTACAAAGCAAGTTAACGGAAAAGTTTGAAATGCGCTACAAGCGTGAAAAAAATGACAGCAATGAGTTTACAGACGTGTTAGATGAGAAGGTTAATGAAACTTATGCAAACACTAAAAAAGCAAAAATAGCCGCAAATATAAAACTGACGCCATTTCAGGCCGGTATATTCGATAGATTCGCACATAAAGTGAGAAGAGTAGGACGTCATTTTAAGGCACCAAGAGATCGTTCGGTGAGCAGAACTACTACGTTTTCTAGGATAAACGATCACCCAGAAGAGCTTGATGACTACCACAAAGAAGAAAATGATGCACGTATTGCTCAACTAGAGAATATAAAAAACGAAGAATACAAAACAGGTGGAGCATTACAACGATTTCTTAAAGAAAGGAGAAAAGCTAAAGCAATAAGACTCTTATCTAGAATCGAGAAAAGACAAAAACCAAATACTTCTGCTGAAAATAAATGACCACCCAACACATAGTAGACAGTCTTGTCAAATCAAAAATATTGCATGGAAAGTACATTTTGAAAGAGCAGCACAAAAACGTTGTGAATAGCATGTATGACATAATGCAAGCATTGGTGTGTAACCAGGTAAGCATATTCGTTTTGAACAGACGGTTTACTATTGATACAACATGCGTTGTATCACCAAACACATTTGATGATAAGCCCACGTTACTGACCAAACTTTCGAATAATTTAAATATTGGACTTTTCGAAATAAACAAAAGAAACCATGCAAAGTTTAGAATTTTCATCTTGAATAATTTGGAGATGCCATGGATGTTATTCGAAGATTCCAATCCAACTGTTCTAAATGATTTTGATAAATGTATTGGTTTGGTGTGTGATTACAAATCAAACAGTTTAACTGTGAAATACACAACCGCTGAACTTGTTATAATGCTCAACGGTTTCAGACTACCAGTCCCAAATGAAATTCCAAACGATAATGTACCAGCAATACACCTTGGAAATATAAAAGCCACGAAAGCGGGTCTGTTTAGCTTAATTCGGCACAAAGCGATTAGGAATGTTGCTCGTGTGAAAAAACGGTTTTCCAGTAAGCCACAAAAGTCTTTATCTAAAACATCGACATTTACAAAGCGACGCATCCGTCCCGAAGAATACCTTGATGAACATCATATGGACGACTTGAAATCTCTTGGATATGGTGCTGAAAATCCGCAAACATTGGACAAAGAAGACAGTGCCGCAGGATGGTTCACACGGGGCTTTAATGATCACTATAAAATGCGCAAACTGCATCGGGGCTTGGTCGCACAAAAGAAATCTAAAGACGAAGCAGCAGCCACAGCACAAGTCCGTTACATACCAAGTTTTGTTCAACGCATTAGTTATACAAAACAAACCTAGGGTTGATAAACATTCGATTAAATCCTTTTGCAATCATTTCGTCGTGAAGGACAACATGCTCACAATCATAAGCTCCATAACTGCAATTCACGAGTGCATCTTTTCGGTAGATTGTTATACCACCAAACGCTGATGTCACGGGTATCCAGTCGATGCTAGTGGAATCAATAATAGGTGCTCGGAGTGTGAACACGTCGGTTTTTTTATCAGTGCGGTATTTGGATATGGGCAAGTTATTTTCAGATTGATTCCTTCGTGATGTTCGATTGTACTTTTTGTCGCGAAACGCGAGTGTGTCGTAATAAATGCATCGGGCGATTCTGCTATACAAGTTGATCTCAAATGTTCCGTGAAGACTGTTGGTTCCATTGGCAGAAACCATGTCCCAGTCCGCACGTTCAAAGCAGGTTGCTACATGTTTGAATGACGTGCCTACGTGGTGATCCAGGTCGGAGACCATGACGTGTGTGAATTCATCATACTCAGGTTTTCGGATTTCTGCCATATACTTGTTTCGCCAGAAAGCCATAACTTCGAATCGTTTAAGTGTAGCAGCGCCGTGAGATAATGCATCTGGCATGCCTGCTTTAAACGATAGGACCTTGATTGTATCCGATTGAATCGACTGTAGATATTCGGCAGTTCCGTCCGTGGAATCGTTTTCAACAATTACAAATTTACAGAGTTCAAAATTCTTGCCGATTTCTTGTAGATATTCCAGATTCATGTGTAGTTGGTCTAAAATGTCTTTGGCTAAGCCCACGATTATGAGTTTTATGGGCAACTTGGTGTCAGGTTTGGGCGCCGTCTCAATCATTTTGCGTTCAATCATTTCGCTTCGAAATTTCCGATAGTCTTTTGGCCAGCTTGTGGAAACAATTGCCTTGTATACATAAATTACCCGTAGTAAAATTAGCAACACTAATGAGAAGGTGAGCAGAACATGCCAAGCAGCCATTTATTTATGCCTTGATATTCAAAATGTCTGTATGGTATTGATGGAACTGCGCCGGTTCGATGTGCATCTTGTAATCGATGCATTCAAGAAACTCAATTTCTTGTATGTACATGTCAGCAGCCGTGACTCCACTGCATGCGATTGTACGCTGGAAGAGATCATACGGATTTCCAGCAGCTTCTTCGTGAAACTTTACACTCAAGTTGAACGCAGTTCCAAACAGTCGAAACACGTTGTGTATGGTCAACCGTTGTTTGGAGGCAACGATAAAGTTGTCAAGGTGAATCACTGCAATGATGAATGCGTCAATGCTGAGTGTAGGCATGTAGTCCAAAAACCGGTAAATGAACTTGGAGATGGTCAATCCTCTGACTGGAGTCGATGAAAAGCAGTTGTGAATGACCGGGTACTTTGAATTATTTTCCACCATGAATTCGATCAGCCGGATGATTCGCACACACGATTCTGCGTAGAGTTCTCGGTTGGTGGCCATTTGGAGATATGATAAATAAAATGTTAGGTGAAATGTTATTGGCAGATGAAGAATCTAAAGATTTTCTTTTAGTCATGTTTGATGGAAGTCAAAAAGTATCAGTCATGGTTCACCGGCTGATTCTAAAAGTCAACTCGGCGTTTTTCAAACGAACACTGAACTCGTTATATCAGCTCAGTTACGTTTGGATCATCCCCGAGAATGCTTTTAGTGAAGCGGCTGGCGTCTTAAAGTATTTCTACACACATGACAAAAACCACCTGGTTGATAACGCAACGACTAGCGTTCTCCTGGCACAACATAAATAGGGAGGTGCAATGGCGATTCGACTGGGTTCCACGCACATGACTGGATTGAATATGGCGTTAAAGACCGCTTTTTATCCACATTATTCGTACACTAAAGCTATACATGGTCATTCTACGCCACTTCAGTTTCCACATGAAGACACGTATAAATCAGGCAGAATCCGTGGGAAAGCCATGGACAAGTTGACCGATGAAATGGTGCTCAAGGCGAAAAATAATGAGGATTGGCAGAATTCCTTCACAGGTATATTTCAAACACAGTTAGTGGACTATTTGAAGCGCAATGCATTGTTTCCAGTCGCATCCCAGTATCCTCTGTTTGACTCTGAGTTACGCATGGGTACACACGTAGACTTGGTTTGCAAAACTACGTCTGGTAAGTTTGTCCTGTTTGAAAACAAAGTGGGATATGAAGCAAGCTTGGAACGGCACACGCTGAAACCCATGCGAGCGCCATTTGAAACACTCAACGATTCGCCCCTGAACCAAATGCACCTTTACGTGGCATTTATAGTTCGAATGTTCAAAAAGCAATACCCCATGCGTGAATTGGACGAATCACTGTGTGCGATTTTGAGGATGAGTCCCAATGGTCTAGATATCTTTTCGTATCGCCCCGACTTGGACGTGGAGTCCGGCGCGAATGCGTTGAGGAAGCTACGGGATCTGACTAAGCGGGATCGATTACGTTTGAATCGCAACCAGAGGAAACGTAAGTGAACATGAAACGTAAGTGAAAATTTAGTGAAAATTTTAATTAGTAAAAATGGCATTGACGACGGTGCAAAAGTGGTTAATTGCTGCAGCCATTGCATGTGTTATCGCGGCGGCGGTAGTGGTGGTTGTACTCTGGCAGTTGGGAATCGGTGTGTTTGGATCAACCATAGGTACTGGATTAACGGCTGGTACAACAGTGGTATCCAATTATAATCCGTGTGCCAATGATGCCAAACTTACACTCGAATCCACCATTGCGTCATGGCCAGGGAATGCACCAGTCAATACGTCTACTGCCTACATGAGTACATCCGTGAATGGTGAAACTCTCATGTGCTTGTTGAATCCCACAGGAAATCCAAAAGATTCAGTAGTGCGCCAGTACAATCGAGGTGTCGCACTTAACTATCCCATCACCACCGTTGGCATGATTCCACAAGCACGGTCTTGTGCAACGATTAATGAATATACGATTGCTTATGTGGCCATACCCTCTTCGGGAACATTAAATTATTATACCGGAAGTACCACTGGAGGTACGGTGACCAATCCAGGAGCATATGTGCGTGTGGATAACTTTGATCCCACCAAGACCATGTCCACGTCACCGCTGAATCCAATTAACAATGGAGATACGCCAGAATTCGTATACTACCGTTCGGGAGGGGATGCGAACGGAAATCTATACGTGTCCTGGACGAATCCGACGAGCACAAACAGCATGGTCTACACCTACCCGGTCGTGTCTGGGCAACTCATCAATTTGCCCACTTCGCAGTTTTCAGTGTTAGGTCAGACCATTAAGTGCATCGATATTCAGGGGAATTACATGGTGCTGGGGTGTCCTGACAATAATTTGGTATACACGTATCAGTACGTAAACAGCAGCTGGGTTCAACAGGGTACGGCGCTGACCATCGCAGTCACACATTTCGGGCAGACTGTCCGACTCAGTTCGGACCAGCTGACTCTAGCCGTATTCGGTTTGAATTCCACCGCCGGTACCGTCTATCTCTACACGCGTTCGAACGTGGACAGCGCGTTTGAGAATGTGACGGGCCAGCTTACGACTGGAGATATGAACTTTGGGTTAAGTATGGTGTTTATTGGAACAGATCAGCAACTGCTTATTGGCCAAAGTGAAGGTGTACCACAGATCGTCGTGCCCACTGCACCCATCGCCACGGATTGGACTGGGATTACCACAGCATCCAATTACACATTTCTTGGAGGTGGTATCATGACTAACACCAAATCGACATACGATTCTCTAGTCGTATTCGATGCGACCGCGCCATCCCTGCTTAAATTCACAGACTGTCACACTTGATTTTACTTTTGAACTGAATATGCAATCGGACTGTAAAGATTGAGTAAAGGCATTCCAAGCCAACCCAAGATGACCGTGGCCAAGCCACCCCCGCGAATACCTTTCTGTGATTGAGTGTTGCTTGGTAACATTGTGTAGTAGATGGTTCCCACAATGTTTAGCGTCAGATATATCGCAATAAACAAGACAAACATGGACAAGACAAAGCCCGTTTCAGCTCTCATTTCTATGTATAATTATCAAATAAAAAATGTCATATGCGTCTGCTGTGTCCTATCAGCCGTCCTATCAGCCACCTGTGTATGTGTCACTGACGACCATTCCTTCCCGCATACACTTGATTCGCGATAACCTCACGATTTTAGCCAATCAGACCTACAAAAACTGTAAAGGCATTCTGCTGATTGTACCGGAAAATAACATGCGTGGATTTAAATGGACCCAAGAGCTTCCCGCGTGGCTCCAAGATATTCCAAACCTACAAGTCGTTCGCCCTAAACACGACCGCGGTCCAATCATGAAGTACATTGGAGCGGTCATAGAAAATAGGATTCCTACCGATTCTTGGATGTTTGTATGTGACGATGACATTGAATACAAACCGAACGCGATTCAAATTTTTGTAGATGGTCTCAATGAACATCCGATTTCAGACAAGACGATTGTGAGTCATAACGACCATAGTGCATCTCTCATGTGGGTGTATGGCGTGGAACCGAAGAGCTTGATCACAGGATTCGCCGGAGTACTCGTCAATCAAAAGTTTGCACACGATATTCTACATGAATTACCCGAAAAAATGACGGAATGCTGCTCGCGTATTGATGATGATGTGGTTACAGCTATTGCTAACCGATTGGGCTATGTGAAATACATGACAAAAACACCCGCATTTGAACGCATATCACAGAAAGCCCCCGATCCTCTAAATGATACGAACCGGATATGGGATCGACATGTTTGCCACTCTAGTATGAATGAAGCATACGCGGAAAACACTTTGAATCTACTGGCAATTATTTCAGCATTTTTCTTGGTATCTCTGCTGGTTATGGTCTTCTTAGTCGGCGGTCAATTCACCCCTATTGTCGCCATACCGGCGGCTATACTGTTGGCATTGGGGTGTGGTGTCACTTCATTTGCAGTGTTACGAAACAATTTTTTCAAGCATATATCCAAGAAAGCACCAAAGACATGAAGACACCTATAGGCTGGCACTTTGCCCGTCATATTTTCACATATTTGCTTATCTTTGCATCGATTCCATTACTAATAGTTGGCTACATCTACCACATTCTAGCACTTCAAATAGTTGGATATGTATTCCTTGGTTTGGGTTTATTGTTTTTTTTAGGCTACACCTTGTGGGCATTGAAACGTGAAATCTGAAACGCTATCGTGTAAACGTCGCGTATAAATAAACCATGGATGACCTTATGCTAATGGCGGCCATTCCATTAATGAGTATGATGAATGGAAATTCACAGCATGCCGCATATATGGAAATTGGATGCATGCTTGGTTATTTGGCTTTAAATTATTTCAACAGTCTGCCAGCTACTCCAGCAGTACCCAGTGCATCATCTCCAGAATTTATGGACACAATTGTTCACGTAGAACCCTATCAGACGCCATTCTGGAAAATCGACATTCAAACCGTTCTGTTATTTATCATTTGCATTCTTCTCATTTTTGGAATAACCGAACTAATTGAACAGCACAATACACGTCCAAGAGCACTAAGACCTCCCAGGCCTCATCCACTAGCGCTATAAAACAAATGCCAGTCGAATATCTACTGCTTTTTCTGGCAATATTCACATTGATTTCTATTGGAATTCTACATCCACTGGGAATTATGTCGTTTGTGGCATTTGTGACGGTCTTTGCGGTGCATTTCTGCCAATGTGAAGATGTTCCATCAGAAACTCAAAGTCAGCTTCCAGTCGAAACTCCAGTCGAAACTCCAGTGGAAATTCCAAACGTAATTCAATCCATCGTCCAACTCTTACACGAGCAAGCACCTGAACCTGACGATTTTGAAATTGTGTAACCTGTAAAGAAATGACGTTTAATTCGGTATTGGGGAACACATCAACCGCATTTTTAGTTTATTTATTGTCTTCCATTTCTGCCCTGGGTATCAATGCAGCATTTCAAGACTATGTGTCAAAACATGACGCGGTGTGGAAACGATGGGCTTGGGCGATCGGCATATGTATGCTCTCCATCATAGTGGTGACCATCATTGTGTTTGTATCGGTAAAAGAACAAAAGCCGAATGAGACAGTCCAACGATTGGGTGGAAACAAGACAGTGCCGCCTCAACAAGTTGGACGTATCTGACGCATCTGATGTATGAAGGCGTTGAGTTGGGCCGGAAGATTTAATACCACATTTTGCACGAGAATGTATTCCAGTCGATTCACGTCGATTGCAGCGTATCTTAGTATATGTTTCATGTCTTCTGCATCCCATTTTACGCCCATGTTTTTTAAAATCGAGTGATTAAATGTCTGCATTAATTGATAATCAAACACCGTCGAACATATCTCAATACTTCTCACAATCAGGTATTTGGGGTTTAGAGTGTATACTAGAATGTCAATCCACACCACTGGCGCATTTTCTACTATTAATAGCATATTGCTGTGTGATCGTGTCATAACATGATCGACGAATGTAGAAAGCTTGCCGAAATCATCAAAGCTGTGTGAAAACAATGGCACAATGTTCGAGTTCACACATAGAATCGACTTGAATTCCATTCGATTGGCTAGTGTCTTGATCAGAGCATCGGCTGGATTTTCTTCTAGAATCTGATAGCGTGTGGCATTCGTTATAGGAGCAAGACGAAGTGTTCTGCTCATTTTTGTTACACAAAGTACGAACCCGATGGTAAGATGTGTGATTACAAAATAAAAATGACCACCACATTCGAGTTTGTGTTTCGAATTGCGGAATCAGAATACACAACTGATTGGATAGAAACTTCGGATCAACGAGCTTTGCAATTTTACATGAAGATGCGGAAATATTTAGTGGTGATATAGATTATGATGAAACGTATGTATATTGGACTGTGGGATTCACAGTTCCCAGTGGAATTCGTGAAGAGCTAATTGCAAAATCCAAAGTTTTTAATACGCAAAATAACAATGTTGAATTAGCCGAAGTGATTGATGAATAAACCTCATTTTGTCACGTAATTTTTCTATTTGGGTATGTATAAAGAAATGAATTACGACGACGGAGAAGACATAAACTATCCAGAGGAGGAGGAAGAGGAGGACGAGGATGGCTCGGATTGTTCAATCATTGATCATTCAGAAAACTTTCAGAACAATGACAAGACATTCTACGATAAAGTGCCAGACGAAGTGTTTGCAGCAGCACGTCAGCGTTACAACAAACTGTTTGAGCCTAACCGACGCAAAGAAGCCATTCAGAAAATTCACATGTATTACAACGACCAATGTCGACGTTTCCATCACAAAAAGATTAATCCTGATGCAATCGTCGCCATCATAAACTCTCAATATGCTGAATATGAAGAATTCAAGCGACAGAATGAAGCAATGTTTAATCGCTACATGAACTGTTTGGTCGCCAGTATGCAAAGTAAGCATATCGTTGAGCTTCCAGCCGACACGGTAGAGGTTATGATTCCGCACTTCATGTAAAGAAGGTAATTCCGTTAAAAGTCATCCGTCATAACTCTGTATTTCAATGCTGATAACGAAATCCAATTGTAAAATTCTTGTAAAGATTTAAAGTTGTTGTCCCAATAGTCCTTTCGTTTCTTTGGAGAGTTGAATCGTGGCGAAAACTTGTAATCAATTGACATTGTAATCTCAGCATAATCAGTGAACGGAAATACGTGATCTTCTAATATGAATAGAGGTATATGTGTGCGCACCAACACAAAGCGTTTAAACATATCTCCAATCGAATCGTTGGGGTCTTTACGAACGGATGCAACACACTCAAAGTGTTTATGTTCGCTTTCAATATTGTCAAATAAGGGTCGCGAACGCTCATCCGCTGCCATAATGATCGTTCCATAATCGTGGTCCAGGTATTCTCGAATCACCATGTTTACACCTATTTTGGCAGCATCTGATCTCAACCATGATTCACTTCCTTCATCCACGATGATCAAAGTGAATTTATACTTGTTCTTATCGAACGTTTTTTTGACCTTATTCCAGTACGATTTCTTGTCCCAGTCCTTACCCTTCATAAATCCAGCGTGCGAACCCAGCACTACCATATCTGGGTCGAGTTTTGCCTCTTCTTGGTCTCGCCCGCCACCAATTTTCAACATTAAACGCCATTTATTTATGTAGCCCCAGTAGAAATCTATTTGCCATACTGGTACACCGTGCCATAAAACAAATGGAACACCCCAGTGATTTGCCGATTGTACAAGCACTTACCAACTTTGTGGAAGAATTCAAGGCCAATCCACATGCAGAACTTGAAGTTCGACTGGGAACGATCATTGACGGAAAATTTGTGGCAGGCGTTGACTCTCAGTATTCAATGGAGTTGAATCAAGGCATGACCGATTCACACAGCATTCACATGTGGAAATTGAACCCTTTACGGATATTTAAATACTTGTACTTTGCAGATGGTTTACGTGGACGGTATGAGACGGCGGTCAAGACGGAATTTCACAAGATTGTACTCCGTCACTGCCTGGTGGTTCGATGTCTGAACCGCAAATATGCCCTGAAGTTCGCCTTAAAAGAGGAAATTCCCATGCCAGACGACACGCTTACCATTGAACCAGCTACTTACATTCGCTTTAATACACGAGCCACACTGGAGTTGCCGGATTGGAAGTACGAATTTACAATGGTGGGCGAAGGCCCAAGTGAAGAAGCTGCCCGAAAAAACAATGTATCACATCAAGTGGAAATCGAAGTGCAACATTCTGCGTGTTCCCATATGAATTCGAGAGATCTGGCCATCACGCTGCTGGGACGTGGTCGAGACCTAACATGTCGTGTCAAAGCCACGGGTGAACTAGAGTTCATTCCCTTGGAGATAGTGACAAAATCGTAAAATAAAATGCAACAGTATCGTAAACTCATGAATTTGTCCAACAATATGTGGATCACTATATTTGACGACCCTCCTGCATTCGTGGTCAAATCGCCAGCCCTAGCCCAACTCTATTATGATCGTGTGATTGAAACAGGCATGCTTCGTCGAAAACCAGTCGTCTCCAAGAGACGAGCGTTAGTTACACCCGAAAATCTCGTGGGCAAGGAAAAGAAATTCTACGAGGGTCTCTTGAAGGAACCGGATATCGATGCACAGATCATGCGACTCAATGAATCTAAAAATGTGTCGGGTAGAATACTAGATTCGCTAGTAACAAAATTCCCAAAGGTTTCGGATGTAACTTATTATGTATCGAATGGCGCGTTCTACCAGACAAAACCGGATAACGTGAACTGTATCGAAGTCAACCTGGCTGATTCTTACACGAGTCATATCAAAGACTATTCTAAATCATGTTTTGATCCGTTCGGACGTGGACATGACATTTTGCATACTACCAAAAATGGTCAGAAAATTCCATTTAGTTTATGCAGATTCATGTTTCATCGATGGGCGGAAAAATACTGTGTCTACCAGTTCTTGAATCTGCACTTTGAAGAGGTTGCATTACTACAAAGGAAAGATCAGCAGCGGTTGCGGATGGCCAAGAGGAAAGCACCCGACGCCTAGATTGCAACCAATTGAAAGCAAATACAAGGTCCTTGCACCCAAAATTCCACATGAGCATCACCCGCATCATCGGTGCGTAGCGGTCCCCACATTTCCACAGTGAAGTAACACCGATTCAAATCATTTCGATCTAATGCACAGAGTCTAGCACTTAGAGATTCGACTGGCGCATCTACTAGAATCACTGTGTCTTTTCCATCATCCGGGCCAATGTCCACGGTTTGATTTCCCACGTAAATTCGAGCGGATTCAAAACGATAAGGACCATCATTGAATCCCTTCACTTCGCGATGTACAATCAGGTTTCGCATTTATTTTCTAAATAAAATGGCGTGTCAGATCTGCAAGACTGTGTGTTTGTATCCAGTCCAACTCGAGTGCTGCGATTCTTTCTATTGTGAAACTTGCTACGCAATATGCAAGTGCCAATGCGATGTGAAAGCAACCCCAGTATTTCAACGGTTCTTAGCCCTGGAGTTGAATGCATCTAATCCTTATAACGATTCTCGTAGAATTCTAAATCTACCCGATCCGACTCGCAAACTGAATCTCGTGACCATGCAAATAACAGAAATGGAGGAGTTCAAGGGATTTGCCAAAGTTTATTTCGATTTGGAAACAACCGACATTAATCCTAGGACATGCCGAATCACACAAATCGGTGCAGTATGCGAGGAAAAAGTATTCAAAACATTTGTTCATTCTGACAAACCTATACACCCAGATGCCGAAAAAATCACTGGAATCAAGGACGCAGATCTTAAAGATGCACCCAGCTGCAAAGATGCTTTACTAGCGTTTTTTGCGTGGGTGGACGAATGCCGAGAACGTAAACAAGTGGTGTTGTGTGCACACAATGGACTTGGATATGATTACATTTTGCTCCTTTCCGAAATGCATCGATGGGATTTACCTGGGTTTTCCACACTCTCGAAACATGGTATCGTCCGGTTTGTGGATACACTGCCTTGGGCCCGTGTGAATTTCCCCCCGCATCGACTGGTGAAGAAACCAGAAACCAACGAGCCATCCTTTCGTTTGGGTGATTTATACGAGTCGGTTTTGGGATGTCGTTTTGACTGTGCACATGATGCACTTGCCGACTGTCGCGCATTGAAAGCATTTTGCGAATCCGAATATGTCACCGACAAGAATATGAACATGGTTTGCCACGACGGACATGCTTGCTATGGCATTAAAGAGTTCATTTCTGATTTTCAAAAGCGAAAATCCGCCGAAGACGGAGATATGCTGAAAATGCTGGATAAAAAAGCCAATCAAAAAGGCTGCAAGCGAACACTACTTCAGTTTTTCGGCGACGGCGGAAAACGCCAGAAATCGAATGGAATATAAATATGCAGACGCTACCCGATGCCAAACTGCTTGAGGATATAATTAGAGGCCAAAAAAACGGCTGGAAATCGATTGGAGAAGGCTCGCAGGGGAATGTGTTTAAATTCTACATTAACGACAATACTGTATTTTATGCAGCAAAAACGGCTTTGCCTGGACATGAACACGAATTGAAAATGGAATCCAAGATACTCTCGCACATCAAAGATAAATGCCATTCGAATCTGTTGTGTTTTACCGGGGCAGTTGTTGTGGATCAGGTATACTGGTTAGTCACCGAATTTGTGAAAGGAAAAGAATTATTTAATGCCATCTGTGATGGAGAGCGACCAACGAAAGAAGCATTACATGCCCTGGTAAACGGATTGAAAGTGTTGCATGAAGCTGGTGTTGCACATCTGGACATTAAACCTGAAAATATTACCTACGACGCCAAAACGGGAAATATCAAGTACCTGGATTTTGGATTAGCATGTGCGGATGCATTGGGTTCGCCGTGCCGGCCCAAAGGAACACCGCAGTATATGGCTCCAGAAATATTCAACGTTTATACTATGGCTGCGGCCAAGAAAGCAGACATGTGGTCTTTGGGCATGACCATGTATGTATGGATCAACAATGCACTCCCATACGAAGAACGTGAGATGTACAAGCACACCCGAAGAGATGTGTGGTCAGCCTTTGTGAAAAAACATTGGAAATGCCCAGTGAAATCTGGCGCGCCCTATGATATCGACTTGTCTTTACTCATCAACGTACAGGCAAATGAACGAACCTTGAATTGTATCGGCGTTGGAGCACAAACATGCATGATACCCAAGGCACCACTGAAGCGAACCACGTCTCAGATCCTGGTTGTTCCCAAGGTTAACAAAAAGAAGCGCTTGCGCAAATCGAAAACTCACTGAATTTTGTGTTTAGTTCGAGTCAATAAATGGATAATTGTCAAATGCCAACAAGTGAACAGTTAGCGCAAGCTATTCGTCAGCTTCCCGATAAGCCGTTTGCGGTCGGTGGTCAGGGTAAAGTATACAAAATGCCAGGGCCGGATGGAACATGCTTTTACGCCGCGAAAACATCTGCAGTTGGTGATTCAAAATCGTTGGAAATCGAATCGAAGATTCTTGCGTTTTTGAAGAAAGATTGCGAAGAATATCTGTTGTGTTTTACAGGTGCGGTCAATGTTGATGGCAAATTTTGGTTGGTAACTGAATTTCTTAAAGGTAAGGAATTATTTGAAGCAATCAATGAACATGAACTACCAACCAAAGAAGCAATGAAAAACCTTGTAGATGGACTAGCTGTACTACACAGGAATGGAATTGCACATATGGATATAAAACCTGAAAATATAATGTATGATCACAACTCAAAGAAAATTAAATATATTGACTTTGGGTTGTCGTGTGGAATGGATATAAGTTGCGCGCCAAGAACAAATATACCAAGAGGTACACCACAGTACTGGTCCCCTGAAATATACACTGTTCAACGTCTGGTGGAAGGACAGAGAGCTGATATCTGGTCGTTGGGTATTACAATGTTTGTATGGATAACGGGGCAAATGCCTTATGGCACACTGCCAAACCTCTCAATGGGTTATCTTTGGCCAGGTCATGTCAAAACAACATGGAAACGCAAGGATTTATCATTTGGAAACCCTTATGACATTGACTTGAACAAACTGATTTGTATGGATCCACATGAGCGATCCCTGGTAGAATGCATGGTGACCAAGGAACCACTTAAGCGAACCATTTCTCAAGTATAGCATCTGTTAATAAATGACTGATAGAAAACACCCGACCGCAGACGAATTAAGCACCGCAATTCAGAACAGAACATTTAAATTGGGTTCCGGGGCACAAGGAGATGTATACAAAATACAAATAGGGGACACACAGTGCTTCTATGCTGCAAAAACTGCTGTGGTCGTTTCAAACTCGAATAGCATTCGAATGGAAGGTAGTATTCTGAAATTTATAAAAGACAAACTGGGTTGCAATGACTACATACTTTGTTTCACGGCAGTGCTTGAAGTAAACAACAAGTATTGACTAGTGACTGAATATGTCCATGATTCAATTGAATTATTCGATGCCATTGTAAATGCGGTTGCACCAAATGCTACAGTCGTAAAAAACATGGTGAATGGTCTGAAAACAATACATGATGCAGGAGTCGCGCATTTGGACATTAAACCTGCCAACATATTATACAACAAACGTTCAAATCAGATCAAATATATCGATTTTGGGCTCTCATGCATGAACCCCGAGTGTCAATTGCGTTTGGCGACAAAAGAGTATTTTCCTCCAGAAGTAGCCGAAATAAAAACGCTGAATCAAGCCAAAAAATCGGATATATGGTCGCTTGGAATTAGTGGATTACGGATGGAATGCCATATGAAAAGATAGATACCAAGCAAAACTGGAACACGTTTTGTACAGCACACTGGCAGAAAATTTTACCTACCGCTATTGGCATAACTTTTGGAATCGACCTGAACAAACTCATCAATATAAACCCAGAAAACAGAACATTACAATGCTTTGCTAACCCTGGTGCACCCATAGTGAGACGTCCCGGGTTTGTGCCAGAAGAAGTTTAAATATAGCAAATCTTCCATGCTATGTAGCCGGCTTTGGTCGCAGACACCAAATGCCACTGCCAGTGCTTGTCCATGGTATAGTGCAAGTAGAACACTATCATGTTCCAAACGATGGATTCCAGTAGATACCAAGTGTCCAATACAGTCCAAAGTAAAGCTAACGCGTAATCCAGAGTTGCATGCGAATTGGTTGAGTGCATGAAAACAGAGGCACATGTGGCTGTGACAATGACTGTTGCATACAAATTGAATCCTGAAGTGAATGCAATGATGAATGCGAAAAAGTGAGGGAGAGTGGTGAAGATGTCAATCATTTTGTTTTACATTTATAGAATACGAATCTCACTCTTCGAACGTTGGCATCGGTTGAGTTCCGTCATTGCACACGCCTGATCACAGAATGTGGCTTCACGTTCAAATCCATCCGCACACATATTCGTCATTATCGTGGCAGCACACCAACTCGTGTTACAACTTTTGCATGATGTTGTTGTACAATGGTAGCAGGTATGAATTTGTGTTGCTTCACAGTTTTCACAATAAACGCGATTACACTTGTTGCATTTGGTCGTTTCTCCAATCCCATGCTCGCAGTTATCACAAAATGCCCGCTTGGATTTGTGTCGGTGCTCCTTCGGCACCTTGTGTACCTTGGATGCAATTTGCGCATAAGTTGGTTTGCTTGGAGTTTCTACTGGAATTTCTACTGGAGCTTCGACTGGAGCTTCGACTGGAGCTTCGACTGGAGCTGCACTGCCCCAAAACCAAGAAGTCCAACCAAACATATTTCTTTTACTGTTATTTGGCGTTAAAATGTCTAATCAATTCGGATGCCTTGTAACTGTGTGCAGGTGTTTTCAAGTTGGACACCATGTTTCTCAATGCACGTCTTGCTCCACTATTGATTTTTGGTTTCAACGTTGACAGTATTCGAGCTTTATCTGGTCGTGGTGGAAGTGTTGGGGGCTTAGAAACGTTGACTGGAGATTGAACAGTTCTTGTTCTTGACTTTGGTCCTGTTCTCAATCCACTGATGATTTTGGGTTTCAACATTGATAATATTCGAGCCCTATCTGGTCTTGGTGGAAGTGGTGGGGGCTTAGAAACGTTGACTGGAGATTGAACAGTTCTTGTTCTTGACTTTGGTCCTGTTCTCCTTGCTCCACTGTTGATTTTGGGTTTCAACATTGATAATATTCGAGCTTTATTTGGTCGTGGTGGAAGTGGTGGGGGCTTAGAAACGTTGACTGGAGTAGATTGAACAGTTCTTGTGTTTGACTTTGGTACTCTTGTCTTCGACTTTGGTTTTGGCGTATTGCTGGGTACTGGTGTTTTTGATTTATTAGCGTCTATTCTCAAAACGTTTTTTAATTGCACCACAAGTTTAGCGCGTTTTTCTATTCTTTCCGTGTTTCGCTCTACCGCACGCTCTTGAGCTGTTTGTATACGAAACATTTCATCTCGTTTGTAATTAAACTCTTCAAAAATTCGTTTAGGACGTAGTTGAGACAAATATATAAATGTCAAGTATGTGACTGCCCAATCTTCTGCATTTTTTATTGCAAAAATTATTCCTCGATAATTGTATACCAAGTGATTTAACACATTATCCTGAAATGTATTATACTCTTCTTCATATACTTTACATTCAGCCATCAACCTATTTCCAGTGGAAAGTTTCAAGTACTTAAGTGCATGTTTAACCTGTATACCAATACCTTCAGGAATACTGGATTGTCCACTTTTCTTGTTATCTTCGCAGAAATGTTTGTAAAGTAAATAATTAGAACAAGAAAATCTGTATTTGGCGTTCGAAACATCATTTTCATTCATGTGAGTTTTGCAGTCCGAAACGACATCATTCATATTAGCCACAACTTGATCTGATTTTCGGGTAATTTGTAATTCGCCATAATTTCTTTTGTATATTTTTTTAGAGTTTCCTTGTAGTTCTCCTGAGTTTCCTTGTAGTTCTCCTGTGATTGACATCAAAGGAAAAAAACATATAACTCTGAATAAAATCATCATGGCTTTATTCCATCCATCCACATTCTTTATACTATTATTTTCGCTTTTCACAAACAAATGGTTCAACACGGAGTTTACTTCGTATTTGCTATTAGATTTCACATCGCTAACCTTATCACTGGAGAAATTGTTTTGCTTTGCTACATTCAAATCTTCATAAATTCTATGCGAAAACACGCTGTATGTCACGTAGAGAGAATCAATAAAAGGAGTTGTTGATGATGCCAAAATGTCATTAGTGTCATTAAATGCAGCAGCTTTCTTATAATCATTCAGATATGTTCTATAACGGAAATATTGTGCACACCTTTCCTCACCGCTCTTAGAACGTTCCTTTGGGGCTGGATCAATATGTTTGTCATTCTGGAGCTTCTTCATCTGCATTTTAGGCAAATTTTCTCTTGGAGTTGTTTCCGGGTATTGGATTTTCAATTGAGCACTGTTTCCATCCAGTCTGAGTAATGCTGTTGCAAATTCTTGTCGTTTTTTAGCAACTCTCGTTGCGTTCCAAGAGCTTTCTAGATATTTCTCGTAGATTTCTTTCACCGTACAGTCATCAAGCAGAAACCCAGATTGCGTGGGATTTTCGTACACGAGTGCTTTTAAATTGATCACAAAGTTCAATATTTTGGCAATGGGGCCAAACGTTTTAGGATTACTATTTGTGTCCAGATTGTACTTCAATTTGATGCTAGTGACATTATCCTTACTTTCATACGTATCTATTATATACGGTGTATTCATTAATAGTCCCAAGTCCACACAATATGTTTTATTGTTGAGATTCACATTTATGGTATTTTTAAGTTGGAGGGAATTTCCCGGGGACAGCAGTGGATAAGGACTCGTGTCTTCTTCAGAATACATTACTCTGTATAATGGAAGGTAATTACATTTTCCACCTGGTAAACACTTTTTGCTCATTTTTACTATAGCTAGTTTTGGAAAAATTTCGCAAACGCCCGAATGCCAACCTGCGAGTTCTGTGACGAAGCACCGGCTACGGCCGTTGTACTTTTGGCGAAAACACGCCCGTCTGTGATACATGCAAAGGACATGTGGAATTTTCATCTTACATGGTTTCGGGCTTTATTGCATTTTCAATCATTCTGTGTTGTTGCCAAGTTCTTGGTTTCAAGCCAATGCTGTATCTCATTGTCGCTCAACCATTTTTCAGTTCTCTTTACAACCACTTGAAATACCATCTGCCTACAATTATAATCTATAGTGCAGTGATTTGTGTTTACGATATGAATAGCCTGAGCACATTCTTCTTCATTAACGTGTTCTCCTATCCGTTTCTAACGAAGCCTCTTCGAAACATCAAATATAATTTTTAAGCGATATTCCAAAGAATTCATTCTTCCAACTACCCGCTTTGTTTTCGAGCCTGAGCGCTTGAATGTCGATAACGGATAAAGAACCACTAATGGTAATTGTTTCATCTTTGTTGTATGTTGAACCAACCAATTTAGCATAATGATCGAACTTGCGCTGATTCGATACATACTTGGGCTCGTTTTGAGGACTCAGAAAGCTGACTATATTTCTACATTCTGCAATCGTTATTTTACCATGTTGACGCTCCAAGATTTCCACTAGTTTATCGTATCGCCATGTGGTGGTGGGTGTGTTGGAATACAAGACTTTCATTCGTACTGTCATTTCGGTTCGCCTAAGGATGGGATTAAGAAAAGTGTTGGTGGCAATGGTCACGTCTGGATGTGGTCTCCATCGCACAAAGTATGCATTGCCAACCTTGGTCGAATATTCGTCCTCAAATGATTTAAACATGGGTACAGACGGTTTCGATAAATGGAAGTATCGAAACAACTTGAGATTGGCTGCATCAATTTCACCCTCTCCACCTTTATGATGATAACCCGTTCTAGGCCAAACTCCATCCGATCCAGTGTTCCACTTGTCTAAATTTAGAGCCGATATGATTTCGGCTGGGACTGTAAATCTCGGCCGCCATCGCTCCATGGTCAGCGGAACACTACGACCAATCAACTCAAACACCCGTTGTTCTCCAGTGGAATCCAAGCCGTATGTTATCCAAGGCATTCCAGTATACATGCTACGGATCTGCTTCTCCATATCTTGCACGTTTTTGGAATAATCCAACACGGAGCGAATCATCATCATGATACCACATCCAATTCGCTCCGTATCCACAGCTTCACTGCGCACCATATTCATACCACATGCCAAACCATGTGAATTTAAGCCTGTAATGGCACCGATAAATCCTGGCAAAATTACACTACTATTTAGCGAACGATCGTGATCTCGCCCATCTCGTATAAGAATCATGCAGTTCTTGTGATACACACGACCATTCGCAAATTGGAAATCCCGCATCATATACGCGTCCTTCCCCGATAATGTCGCGGAACGACTAGCCATGACCAAGTTGCACATTTCAGGCATAGTCAATATTTTCTTGGCATCCAGCTGGAGTTCGACTGGAAACTGCTGTAAGAACTTGCTCAACCGAGCAAACAGTTTTCCCGATAGAATCTGCGAGAACAAATAATCCAAGCCGAAATTTGCAGCAATAAGGCGTGCTCTAGACACATTGGTGAACGCACGCATAGATGAAGCACCCTTTACGAGACCGTCGATTTCCTGTACAATGTACATGGGAATGTCTCCTCGTTTAACCGACTCATCAAACGCATCAACCGATTCACTGATGAAAATGTTGGTAATCCAATTTAAAATATTTTCGTAAATGATCGAGAATACGACTGGAGCGTCCTGCATAACAATGTCAAAATCTTCATTGATAAATTGAGGTATGATAAACTTCACGTATTCGGTACATGTCTTCTCCAATTCTTTGTGATACATTCTGCCTGTAAGAAACCCCATTTCAAATGGATCACCTTTCACATACGCAATGGGATTCTTAAAATTCGACTGGGCTTTGACGGCAAAACCGCGACCATGTGTAAATGTACCCAAAATTTTGTGACCATCTTTCTCAAACCCTTTGACAATTTTGTCTATAGCATGTGGAACTTCATTGCCCATTTATTATAGATGTTCATTCCTCCATTTGCCATGCAACTTATGACAGTGCAAATTCTCGACCAGGTTCTTCCTTGCCCAAACTGTTACCTTGAAGGTTGTTCTTGGGGATCCACCACGTGTTTTGGCTGCAAAGAAAATTACATTCAAACCGACCACACTGGCAGCACGTTCTCCGAGTACATCGATGAGCGACGTGCGTTTTTCCTGCACATCTACGTTCGTGCCGTTTGGCCGCACATTCAGTTCGACTTGCTTGGCCTTGGAGATCGCATTGTTGGACAATGTCAAGATGAGGCATGCGGAAACTGCTACCTCTACGGGTTTCCTTGTAGCGCGCCATGTGCTACACTTGCATGCGGTGTGATGAAATACGAACAATTCCGCAAGTCATTCGAAGTCGTACCATTTCCAGCCGAATTCCAACAGTTTACGCGTTTGTCTCGCACGCAAATTCAAGACATTTTGATAAGGAAATAAAAATGTTGCATCTTTCGCGACACTATGCTCACACTGAAGACAAACCAAAACGTGACAATGTTATTGCAAAAACTGCATTTGAAATAGGCAGCTGCGCCAAACCTAAAACACCTTGGTTGGCAGACTACGCGTTTATTGGTGGAATGAAATGGAAACCTTTCATGGATTCAGATTTTAATTGGCGTTATTTAGAATGGAATGTCATGTCCAATAACATCATCGATTGCATAGAGTTCACATTGAAAAAGAAAAATTTAAAAGACATGCGCAATGCGCGAGAAGTGGGGATTTTTGATGTCAGTACAAAGCAGCTCTATGTAGATGTGAATACTAGAAAAATTGTGGTCATAAGAAAGTGTGGATTTGTTTGGCAAACTGTAGGCTATTTGAATCCCGATGATCCTTTACATAGGATTCAAGTCACATTCGAACCGAATGCTAAGCCTTTAAGTGATCTTTTGTAGTTCGCTTTCGTCGCTTCGGAAGCTTTTTGGGCGTCTCTTTGGTGATCTCCTTGGTGATATCGTCTTCCTTGGCATGTCCATTCTCACACCGCTTGGCCAACGCCAGTGCATACTCTTTGTATGCCCCAAGATTGTGCCGGTGACTACGATTGTTTCGGTTCTGAACATCCCTCGAGTAACTCACTGCGGCATACGTAAGAATAAAGAATAAAAATATAACAGACATGTAAAATGCAATGTTATAGTTGGACATGCTAGATTTCGGAACTACCGCCAATTGTGTAGGCGGAGGTGGTGGTGCTATCGGTGGTGGCCTTTGTGCTTGCGTAGGCGTGGCGTAACTTGGCGCCGAAATATCCGAATCATCCATTTATTTCTGAAGCGGGTTTACGAATGAGCGTTAGATTTCT